CCGTGTCCTGCCGCTCTACGTCACCATCTATCGCAAGAAGGATGATGTCGTGGCTACTCCTCCGGCTAACCGCCAGAAGAAGTCGTTCATCGGTTAATACCCGAGGCCCTCGCCACCTAACGGTGGCGAGGGCCGAGGGGTTTTTCACAGATAGAGATAGAGACCCCACCTAAAACCTAACATTTCATCAACCGGAGTTACCTGACTTTAACCCTCACTTTAGACGACTCAAGACTAAGTCTAAAATAATGGGTCTTTTTGACTGAATCCAACCTAGGAACCATCACCCATGGAATTGCTCATTTTACTGGCCGTAATCTTGGTCGCTGCTTGGTTTGTTATCAAAGTTCTCTTTGTCTACACGGTAGCTTGTCTGGTCTTTCTTGGGCTGCTTTCAGTCAAAGATAAGCTGGACCTATGAAACCCCCAGCTGGAGCCATAGTCACCAAAGAAGCTCTGGAAAACGTAATCATATTAGGACTACCCATATACATGTGGCATGTAGATGATGGTCTTATTACTGAAAAGACACCAATTAGATTAGTTCCATCAGAATATGGTATTCATATTCATTTCGATATGGGCACTTGGTATCTCAAAGATGTTGGAATTCCAGATAATTCAGCAACTAAGATAAGACCTGTGTGGAACTATAAAAATTGGATGTTCAACACACGCGAAGAAGCTGTTCAGGCTATGAATGAAAATGACAGAGCCTGTGAGGAGTTATTCATAATTAAAGAGAAAGACCGTACATGACCAAACTTGCTGCCCCGTTCTATGCGGGGATCGGTTCACGAGACACACCACCTCTTATCTTGGAACAGATGCTAGGCATTGCCACTGTTCTACGTGGTATGGGCTACATACTTCGATCTGGTCATGCTGATGGTGCTGATCTTGCCTTTGAAAAAGGCAGTAAGGGCGTGAACCAAATATGGTTGCCTTGGTCGGGCTTTAACTACAAGAGCCCCCAATCAGCAGGCCTAGTACGAACAGGCCACTATCACATCAGAGACAACTGGGTAGCTGATAGGATTGCTGAAACAGCTCATCCTAACTGGGCTGCATGTGATGAAAGTGCTCGTAAGCTACACACCCGAAATGTCTATCAGGTACTTGGACCGGGACTGGGTGTAGTTCAGCAAGATACTGTCAGTAAGTTTGTAGTTTGCTGGACTAAAGATGGCAAAGCCTCTGGAGGTACAGGACAAGCTATTCGTATAGCTGATAACTGTAAAATCCCTGTTTTTAACCTCTTCTATGACAATGCTCTTGAGCAACTAGAAGCTTTTCTCACGGAGACACCATGACTGACGAGCTCGATTACAGAAAGCATAACCCTAAAGTTCTTATGGGGAATGATGCTGAAAAACGTATGCATGATAAAGATGCACAAGTCTTTGGGCCTACTCTTAATCTGTTTGATCAAGAAGGTAACCCTACTCTCTTCATCAACCCTACTAGAGAAGAAACTCTCGATCTACTGTCATCAATTTCTAAACTTGTTGACGGTCAGGACATTCGTAATGTCATTCTTATGATTCAAGAGATCGAAGAAACCCTAGAAAGTGCTATGTATCAAGCACTGACTACAGCTCATATGATTGCTCACAGTGTTGAGCATCGTAAAGAGTTCGACGAAGATACGCTGTGTGAAGGGGTCAACACATATCTTGAACCAAAGACAGCTGATGTCTCTGGTTTGGATAAAGTAACTGCTGAGAATGTTGGAGACATTCTTAGTAAGTTCTTCGTTAAGCCTGATACAAAGCCTAACTAATGATCAAACGTATCCATAAGGGGCGTATGATAAATGGTATTATCTTTGGTCTGTCTACTCCTGACAGATACAAACACAGAGGTAATCTCCATGACATCCTAAAGGATGTTGCTCCTGTACAAAGAGCTAATCAAAAGTCAGCAAAGTTTGAACAATTTCAGGAGTTTACTGAAATTGTTGGAAACTTAAAATTAGGCCCTTATCAAGAGAGACTACTTAAGGCTCTTACCAACCAAAAGAAGGACTGAACCATGTCTAAACACACTGCACCCAAAGCCAAAGCTGCCACTGCTGCTCCTGAAGGAGTTCGTCTCGGTGGTCCCGGCACTCGTTCCAAGAACCCCATCAAATACGACAAGAATGCCCATCTGGGTAAGGCTGCTCGTGATGCTCGGGAGAAAGCCAACAGCTAGATTTACGCTGACCTACAGGCCTTGAAATAGTCAGTCTAAATAAGAGGACCACTTCCTATGGAGGTGGTCCTTTTTATTTCATCATCATTCAGAGGAGGAACTAGATGTCGCGTACCTATCGTAAAACCTCGACCAAGCAAGGTCATCCTCGCAGCTGGGATGTGCGTCACATGGCAACCATGGACCACACCAAGGCTAAGAAGCCGAAGCCCTACACGGTTAAGAGCGGTCTCTATGAACGTATGACAGAGACGGTCGTTGTCACCTACGGAGATGATAACCCTTGGTGGACCTATCGTCTGGTTAAATGGGATATTGAATACGTCAACAAAGGTACACCTTTGGCTGTTCAAGAGTATCAAGGTAGCAAATGGATGAGATTGCCAACTGGTCGTTGGTACAAGAAACCTACTCCTCAAACTGTTTCCAGAACTTACCGCAAATATCTGGGTATTAATCCTGACTATAACTGGGATCACCAGTCGAAAGTCTGGGATGCTCAACGCCTCTTTGACCACGTATGTCGCAACCGCACTGGTGGACGTAGCCGAGCTACGGAACGATCCATTAAACGCTATAATTCTCGTGAACGTCGTCTCGAAGGTAAGGAATTTATCCGTACTTACGTCCATGAAGATCATGTTTGGACTAATAATTTCCTTATCGAATGGGATGATTGGTCATGAAAGAAAGAGTCGATATTCGTCTATGTGATTATGTTCGATCTCTATTTCTTAGGGATATGGAGCATATTGAAAATCATATAGCACCATTTCCTGCTCTTTATTATGTAAGAAATCGATATAGTTCAGATACTTATAATCCTAATGGATTTACTATCTATCGATTTAGGATAAATAAAGAAACAGAACACTATTATTTTCTGGATACAGGACAAAGAGTTCATAAAGTTCTTAAAGGTAATTGCTTTGCTTTAAGTGCTACAGAAGCTTTAGTATTTAGTATTCAAAGAGCTCATCGATATCTTGATATACTGAAGCGTAGAACATTAGATGTGTCTACATTTCTCGATGCTGTTGATAAACGTATGACAGCTGATGAGCAAGAACTCCACAAGTTTGCTAATAACCCTTACATATTAGAGGAAATGGAATTCTGATGATCCCTGAAATTATTAAAGACCCAAGTGATAGTAGTTCACCTCTTCCTTGGGATGATCTTACTACTTATCAACAACAACTTGCACTCCAAGTGTTTCGACAATTGGTGTCAAAGATGAGAAACAAGTTTCTAATTGAGATTAATCTACCCAAAATTTGGTGTGATATCTCTGGTGAACACAAATACCCAAAGATTACCTATCCAGTTCTTTTCGATACAGAAGAAGATGCTTGGACTTGGTTTCATCTTAGTGGTGATCCTGCTCTTAGACCTCCAGGAGCACGATCATGGGCTCTTAAAAGAATACCTAGTGCTCTTCCTGTTGATGTGGTCGAACCTCGTGTTCGTAAACCAGACCTCAGCAAGAACCCTGAACCAAGGAAAAGGAAACGTTAATGGCTAAAGTAGTCACCAACGGTACTTTTGTTAAAGTGGAGGTCTCACCCGGACAGTTCAAAGACATGCCCCGGAGGTTCGCAGTGCTCGCAGAGCACGGAGATTTCCTCTGGGTCGTGTCTTTGAACAATCTATTCACCCGTGAAACCCCTCTCACATTACGTAAATCAGCCGTAGTGGAGGTAAAATGATGAATATTTTTCAACGATCAACATCGAATAAACTTCGTGCTGAAGAGAAAGATCAACGAAGACCTATGGTATTCGTTTTCGGTTCTAACAAAGCCGGTATTCATGGTCGTGGTGCTGCCCGCTACGCTCTCCTCAAGCATGGAGCGGTAATGGGCCAAGGCTTAGGACATCATGGCAACAGCTATGCTGTACCGACCAAGGGACAACCCGGTTCTATCGATAAACAACGTGGCATCGGTTTCACTCTGTCTCTGATCGAAATCCAGCAATATGTGGATGACTTCATCCGCTATGCTCGCCAGCATCCTGAGCTTGACTTTCAAGTCACTCAGCTTGGCTGTGGTCTTGCTGGGCTAAAAGCGGAATGGGTTGCTCCCATGTTCTTGAAAGCCCCCGAAAACTGCTACTTCGATACGGAGTGGCGTACTCATCTTCCTGAACGTGCAGGCGATCCCTACCGCTTCTGGGGTACATTTTAACTAAAGGACTGAAACGTAATGCGGAAACCCAGAAAAGCACCAATCAAGATGGTGAAGTCTGAAAAGGTGGAACCAACTCCTAAGGATTGGACACTACCTACTTCCCATTGGCTGAAGCTGGACGAAGCTCGTCTAGCTCATTGGTGGGCTAAGCTAAACGGTGGTGACACCGTAGCTACCCTCGCAGCTTGGACCAAGCTGCTGCACGTCCCACGTACAAGGAAATCCACATGAAGAAGATCATTCTACTCGCTATCGCCTGTCTGATAGGCGTGGGTATTTCTGGCTGTATGAGCAATTACTCTGAAGGTATGGCTTATCAATATGCCCGATCTCTTGGTTTAACTACTATTACAACTCATTCAATCAGCAGTGACGCAAACCTATGTGGAGGACATTTAACCGTAGCTTGGTCCAATAATGCAGGTAGAGGTGGTATTGTATGCATTAAAAATGGATCTATTACCCCTCTACAAAGTTAACCACCGCGACTTCGTCGCGAGTGGGTTCTAATCTTCAAACATCTAGGGCCATTGTCTTTTGACAGTGGCCCTTTCATTTAACAGGCAGGCACATATGATCGACAAAGACCCTCATGTTGAGTTGCAACATCGTATTGAGCAACTCACCAACAAAAATCAGCTGATGCCTCGTCTCCGTGAATACTTTGGAGCGGAGAACCAGCCTTTGATCCATAACCTCATAGAATCTATTGGTATGCCAGTAGACTTTGCTGTTGAGGCATTGGTCCAAATTGCATTGCATAAACGTATGATACCGGAATCAATGATCGGTATCCTATTGAAACATAATCCCACTAATCCTCAGTGGGTTGCTGATGCTCTATACATCATCGTTTCACTGCAATTGATTAAGTACGATCCTGCTAGACGACAGTTGATTGTAGTCCATGACATTCCTCATGAACTCCAACGTGAGCTCGACTGCTTCCAGTATCCTCTACCTATGGTCTGTAAGCCTAATATGCTGAAGACCAACAGGGATACTGGCTATATCACCACCCGTGGTTCAGCCATTCTTCGTGACAATTTCCACGATGAAGACATCTGTCTTGACCATCTTAATCGCATGAACCGTGTCGCTCTATCCATCAACAGCCATACAGCTGGGATGATCGCTAACCGTTGGCGTAACTTGGATAAACCCAAGGAAGATGAAGACATGAGTGACTTCCAAAAGCGTAAGAAAGCTTTTGAGAAGTTCGACAGTACAGTCAGGCATGTGATGAAGCTTCTATACCAAGTCGGTAATTGCTTCTTCTTGACTCACAAGTACGACAAACGTGGTCGTTCATACTGTCAAGGATACCACGTTAACTACCAAGGAGCTCCTTGGAATAAAGCAGTTATCGAACTTGCAGAACCGGAGATGGTCATTGGCTAAGCTATTCCCAGAAAAAGATGTAATTCCTTACATCAAACCTCTCGAACTTCTAACAGTTGCTGGTCTTATTAAGTTTTTACAAACTCAAGACCCAAATCTTCCTGTTGCACATCAGATGTGTAGTGAAAATTGCTTGCTTGAACTCGATCTTATCGAGGTCAGAGAGCTTTGCGAAATGCGACCAGATGGTTGGGTTGCCAATAAACGTCCTGATAAACCAACCGTTAAGTACCTTGTGTTTCCGGGCAACTAACTATGAGCATCTGGAAATGGGTCTTTAAGATCGCCATCCAGATCATCCCCATCCTACTGGGGATCGATTGGGCAAGACCTCGTAATGGCGAAAGAATCCTAAACTTCAAACGCAAACAGAAGAAGAAGAGCTACTTCGACTTCTAAAGGAGCCCTACTCTTATGCAGCATTTCTCACCCCTACAGTATCTCAAGATCGATGTGGCTTCTGCCTTCGGTCTTGATCGTACAGACTGGTCTGAACGTCTCAGTTGGTTCGATCAGAACCAACATCAACTGAGTACCCTTGTTAACAAGGCCAAGGAACCGGCATTGTTCTTCGCTGCTGCCGAAGCCTATGCCACTACTATCCGTGGTCAACCTACAGGACACATGGTCTCTCTGGATGCCACTGCCTCAGGTATCCAAATCCTGAGCTTGATCTCTGGTGATGAGTCTGCTGCTCGTCACTGCAATGTCCTTAACACTGGACATCGTCAGGATGCTTATACCAACATTGATACACTCATGCGTGAAGTCTGTGAGTTTAGTCATGTTGATCGAAAAGACAGCAAGTTCGCTCTGATGACTGTTCTCTATGGCTCAGAAGCTGTGCCTAAGAGAGTCTTCGGAGAAGGTGCTCTGCTTGATCTGTTTGAGCATATTGCTGAACGTGAGATGCCCGGAGTCTGGGCTCTCAACAAAGCTATGCTCAGACTGTGGAACCCCTCTGCACTGATGTACGAATGGACCCTTCCTGATAACTTCCATGTCAAAACCAAAGTGATGGGTCATGCCATCGATAAGGTTAGCTTCATGGGAGAGCAGCTGGACATTCATACTAAGGTCAATATGGCTCAACCCGAAGGTAAATCCATTGGAGCCAACGTAACCCATAGCATTGACGGTCTCATCGTCCGTGAAATGGGTCGTCGTTGCTCTTATGATCCAGCCATCATTGCTGATGTGAAGACTTCTATTCACATTGGTAAAGGGCGTGGGAGCAATCGTCATAAAGACAAGATGCTCACGAAACTCTGGAACCATTACCTTCAGTGTAACTGGCTCTCTGCTCGTATCTTTGATTACATTGATCGTGAGAATATCGATCTGATCGATAGAACCAAAGTAACCGAGCTGATCAATACTCTCCCGGTGAAGCCCTTCTCTCTGCTCATGAACCATGATTGCTTCAGGGTTCATCCGAACTACGCAGGAGAGATGCGGATTCAATACAATCGTCAGCTGGCTGAACTTAACGAGTCCAACATGCTGAACTTTCTCTGTTCACAGATTCTGGGAACACCTGTGAACGTGGATAAGATGGCTCTGCTAAATAGCAGTGACATCCTCTCCGCAAACTATGCCTTGTCTTGAAACCATCAACCTCCGGCTGCTAAGGCAGCTGGAGGTTATTTTTTTCAGCAAGTTAGGCCCTAAATATGCTGACGTTTATGCCGCCAGAAGATGAAAATCTGACTCTTGATCCTGAGCTTCTTCGTTGGGCAACTCCAACACAGATAAAAGCTCTTGAAGCTGTAGCTAAAAGCGGGAAGAGCATTCAACAGACAGAGAAAGACCTTGGTCTTTACAAAGATGCTCTTGGTAGACCTATCCGTCGTCTCTACAAATTCGCAGCCAGTAAAGGTTACTCTCCACAACATGATCTAATCAGAATTGTTCCTGATCCATTTGTTGTCTCTGGTGTTTCTACTTACTACCAGAAGACGGAAAATACCCCGGCCCAGTGGGTAAAGATCAAACTGGAAGATAAGCAGCGATACGCTGCCATGCTTGAGGGGATCGAAGAAGCCATGAAAGGGCTTCCTGTTCTCCCCCCAACAACCAAACCAATTTATAGTGTAGCTGAGCTCCTAAACGTCCATGTCTTCACCGATTATCATATCGGTATGCGAGCATGGTCTGAAGAAGGTGGAGCTCATTGGGATATCGAAACAGCTGAATCTCTTATCATTAGGGCATTCCAGTATATGCTGGATAACTCTCCTAATGCTGCTGTAGGCTTTATAGCCCAACTAGGAGACTTTGCTCATTTCGATAGCTTACGCCCAGTTACGCCTACTAGCGGGCATATCGTAGATGCCTCTGGTCACTACACAGAGATCGTTAGAGCCATCATTCGGATCATGCTCAAGATGATCTCTATGGCTCTAGCCAAGTATCCTCGGGTCGTTGTCCTGATGGCTGAAGGCAATCATGACATCGCTTCGTCTGTGTGGATGCGTGAGCTTCTCAAGGCGATGTTCACTGAGGAACCAAGAGTCGAGATCGTGGACAGTGCCACTCCGTTTTATGCCTTCGAGTGGGGTAATACGATGATTGCAGTCCATCATGGTCATGCCAAGAAACTGCCTGATATGCCTAAGATGTTCGCTAATCTGTTCTCTGCCATGTGGGGCAGAACAACCAAGCGATACGGCAAGGCTGGGCATTACCATCATGAGATAGTGACAGGCGAAGATAGTGGGATGAAGATCACCCAGTATCCAACACTAGCTCCCAATGACAGTCACTCAGCACGTCATGGTTATGAATCTAACAGACAAACAAGCGTAGAAACTTACAGTGCTCGCTTTGGTAAAATGTCTGAACTTGTAGTTACTCCTGAAATGCTTCAAGAGACTTAATCTTTAACTAAAAATGAGATAGATGAGCTCTCCTCATGATGAGGAGTTCATTTCATGAGGAAATAACAATGCCACGTAAAGTCTTTGTTCATCCGGTTAATAAGACGATTCGTGTTCGTCCTAACTCGGAAAGTGCTGCAACAGGTGAAACTCTGATTGGAACCAGTGACCATGTTGATGTCGCTGCCAATGCTGATGACTCTGTTGGTAACAACGTTAGTCATGTTCTTTATCATCACATTCAAGAACTGATGATTAAGGCTGGTAGATTTGATTATGCAGCTTATCGCATCATCAATGTTGTTCCCATTACTGGAGTCAACGCCGGTAATGACTTCTCTCTTGCCGTTGCTGCTACCAGACAACTGGCTCCTGTGGTTCTTCCTACCAATACCACTGAGCCTCAAGCTGTGACTTATGCTTCGTCCGTTCCGGCAAAAGCTACTGTCTCGGTAGGTGGTCTGGTCACTGGTGTTGCTGCTGGTACAACCGTTATCACTGTTACGAACACATCCAGTGGTCTGATAGATATGATTACCGTGACTGTTACTGCTTAATATAGGCAATAACTTAAACAAAGTAGCCCGCTTCTCTTCGGAGGAGCGGGTTATTTTTTATTTGAAACTCAACTAGGAGGTACTAATTATGACACAACCTAATAATACTATAGTTCCTCTTACAGTTACTGTAGATGAACTTCAAGCTATTTCAAATCTTCTTCATGGTAATAACCATATAAGATATGATTCTACTGACCCTTGGACAGCTGAAAAACTCATTAGACTTAGAAGTCATATTGATAATATGCTGTTTGTTCATAAACCAAAAGGAGAAGCAGCATGACCGCACGTCGTCGTCTGGCCAAATACAAACGGCGGAAGGACACCGCGCAAACAAGCCGCCAGTTCATCAAGTGGTCGCTGCGGTTCCACGCCTTGTGCGCTCGCCTTTATGGCCCGCCGAACCTTTGGAGAGCAGCATGACCCCCGACGATATGGAGAGGCGAACCCTCGCGCTTGCTGCGTGGCTGGATAGCTCTACTCACGAACCGTGGGCGTTCTCATCCGCGCAAGCCGCATCCGACCTCCGCGCCCTTCTGCTCGACTACCAGGAGCGTGGACGGGCGTTGGAGCGGCTGGTTTCTGTCGAGTGGGAGCCAGACGCCGAAATGCCTGACGGCCATGCGGCTGTTTTCCGCCGCGCTCTAACGGTCGGTGATTTCCGACAGCGCCCGCGCCACCCTGAAAGGAAAGAGCCAATGACCCCGTTTATGCCGACCGTCACCCTGTCGCCGGATGCCCTTGTGCGTATTGAGGGCGGCGAAGTCGTGACGTGGGCCGAGTGCGAACGCCGCTTGGCTGCCCGCACCCCTGCACCAGAGGGGGTGGTGGCTTGCAGCGGCTGCGAAGGACACCCGACGTTCCCGAATGTTCCGTGCGCCGTTTGCGGAGCATCCCCTGTCGTTCCGGTAGGGGAAACCGAGGAGCAGCGCCAGAGGGTCGCGGAGATAGTCGAGGCGGCTATCGAGCGCCACGCCCCAACGAAAGGCATCTGTCACACGTTGGACGACGCCGACGCCATCCTCGCAGCCCTTGGCACGAAGGCCACCGATACAGGGTGGCGGGACATTGCGACGGCTCCGAAGGACGGGACGCGCTTCCTTGCCGTAATGAGCGGCTTTGAGCCAGAGGTTCACTGGTGGGACGCAAAGATCGGCTGGTGCGTCGCTGAAGGCATCTTTCGTGATCCTGAGCACTGGATGCCTTTGCCTACCGCCCCTACCGATACAGGGAGGGAGGCATGACCCTGCTCTTGCAGTTCATCGGGCTGGTCATCATCGGGCTGTTCGGCGTGGCGGCCAGCTTCCTGCTGCTTCTGCTGGACCACCTGTTCAACGGCGCTCGCTACGTCCGCGAAGCGCGAGAAAGGAAGCAACCGAAATGACCACCACTGACATAGCCGGTCTGCGCGATAACGCAGGTGTCCCGGATGGCGTCTGGAAAAACCCTATTTACGAAGCCGCTGACCGCGCTCGCAACAGACACCTGCGAGACGTGGATGCAAATGACCAGATGGGTGCCCTTGTCGCAGCTATTGACGCAGCCTCTGAACGCCAAGCCGCTGAGATAGAGAGGCTGCGGGGGGCGCTTAAGTCTGCCGATCATGCCCTCGCGCAAGTCACAGCCTTTGAATGTGATGCCAGAGAAATCATGGGCAACACCAACTTCGAGATTGTGAAGCACGAGCGCGAGCGGGTCCGAGCCGCCCTTACAGGAGAAGACGCGATCACGGTCGGCTCGCTGGACGAACTCCCCGCGAACGCACCCAAGGGGTCCGTCGCCTATTTGCGCGACCCTCGAACAGGAAAAGACAAGTGATCGGATTTACAATTATCTTAGCTGTAATAGTTTATATCATCATTGGTATGATTGTTGTCGAAAGTGCTCGAATATGGGGAGATATGTGGTGGTTAACACTACAATTCTCCACTATCTTGTTTTGGCCTTTAATCGCACTTTGTGCCTTATTTGGTAGAAAATAAAGAAAGGCTCCTGAGAAATCAGGAGCCTTTTTTCTTAGAATTCCTGTTTTTCTCTCATCAAGGATAGACCTTATGACCCCTCTTAACTCTCGTGATCTTACTGAAGCTATCAAGATTGATCTTGAATCAGGTATTGTTTCCTTTGTTAAAGGAAATCCCGGCATTGGTAAGACTGCTTTGATTAGTGGTATTGCCCAAGAAGCACGACTATTCCCCATTATTGTACATGGTTCAATGCTTGAACCAACAGATGTGAATGGTTTTCCTGATGTTGCTGGTAAACACGCTATCTTCAAAACCTTTGAGATGTTCCCAACTGAAGATACACCGATCCCCGATGGTTATGTTGGTTGGCTCTTGTTCATTGATGAAATCAATTCTGCATCAATTGAAACACAAGCTGCTCTTTATTCGTTGGTTCTCAACAAAAAGGCAGGTCAAGCCAAGCTACACCCTATGGTTTACATTGTCGCTGCTGGTAATCTGAAGACTGACAACGCTATTGTTAACACTCAGTCTTCCGCCATGACATCACGTATGGTGAATTACGAGATGCGATTTGACCCCACTATCTTCCTTGAAGATGTGGTGGCTAAATTTGGCTGGGAATACCGGGTAGCTGCTTATCTCGAATGGAAACCAGAACACTGTCATGTGTTTGATCCAAGCAAAGCTGAAGACCCTTATGCCTGTCCTCGTACATGGGACATGCAACAACAACGTATGAAAACCCAAGAACTGTTCCAATGGACAGACTCTCGTGGTGATCCTCAAACAGGATTTAACTACGAGGCAACACACAACAGAGCGTCTGCTGAAGGTCTGTTGGGTACAGAAATTGGGCGTGAGTTCATTACATTCTGTCGTACATTCGGACAGATTCCTACAACTAAAGCTATTATCAATGATCCTACAGTGATTGCTGTGCCTAATAGCCGTGGTCTTCAATTTGCTCTGGTGGTTCAGCTTCGTAAAGACGTAGATGTTTCTAATCTACAGGACATCTATCAATTCATCGAACGCTTGGACCCAGAATTCCGAGTCACCTTCTTGCGAGGTGCTCTGGCCGATCCAACCAAACAAATCCCTCGTTCTCATCCTGTTATCATTGACGCCCAACGCAATCTGCGGAGGCGTAACCCTTAAGGATTTTCATGACCACGCCACAGCTGAACACTATGCTCGATAGTGCCAAGTTTGAAATCTTCCTCCATCCCGGAGAAGGTGCCTTTCTTGGTTCATTGATGTGTTCCATGGATATTACATGGAATACTAAGATTAAGACCGCTCAGACAGATGGTCTTACCATGGAGATTAACCCTGACTGGTTTAGTTCTATTCCTGAACTAACCCGTCCCACCATTTTGATGCATGAACTGCGTCATATTGGTTATCTTCATCCTCTTCGAGCTCAAGGACTTAATCATAAGAAGTTCAACTGGGCTGCTGATTTTGTCATTAATCTACAGCTAAAGGATGAGGGATACTCCTTTGATGGGGTATCTCCTCTCCTTGATTCTGTCTTTAGAAACATGACAGCTGAAGAGGTCTATGATCTCTTGCCTGATCCGCCTCCCTCTGGTGGTGGTTCAGGTGGTCAAGGAAAACCCGGTACAGGCCCCGTAAAGCAGGCTGGGTGCTGGTCTAATGATCCAGACGACCAAGACCTTGTCGAACCTGATGACCCCGCTAAAATCGAAGAAATCGTGCAAGCTGTACATGCTGCTGCGATGGCTCAACAACGAACTGGTTATTCATCTAAAGAGGTAGAAGCTATCTCTGAAATGATCCGTAAAAGGAACCAACCAGTAGTAAACTGGAAGTCTGAGCTCAAAGACTTTGCTCAAGATAAAGCTAAGTCTGGTCTTAACTATTCCAAACGCAATCGTCGATATAATCACGTCATCCTTCCTGCTCGTGGAAAACGTGGTCGATTGATGGAAATGGACTTCTTCTTTGATGTCTCTGGTTCTGTAACTACCGGGATGGAAGAGCAGATGTTGGCTGAAATCAGCTTCATTCACGGAGTTCTTAAGCCAAAAGCTTTGAATCTCATTCAGTTTGATACTCGAATCCAGAAAGTTCAGACATTTACTCCCGGTGCATCTCTCGAACAAATTGAGATTGTTGGTCGAGGAGGAACCAGTCTTGAATGTGTGGCTAAGTACCTCAAGAAAAGCCGTCCTGCTGGGGCTGTAGTCATGACTGACCTAGACTGCCCTATTATGAGCCACGTCGAAGGTATCCCGATTCTATGGCTTTGTATCAACAACCCCGGAGCAACTGTCAATCAAGGCAAGTTGATCCACATTCAGGTAGCCCACTAATGACTATCAAAGTGCCTACTGAACCAACAGATGAAATGATTAGAGCATCATTGGCAATTGATTTGCCAGCATTATTCAAAACTCATCTACGCCATCCTGATAATGGACCAGATATGATTAAACAAACGGAACTTCTTATTGAAAAAGAGAAGCGACGTTACAAAGCTATTCTGGCCGCAGCCCGAGGCTACTCTTAATGATCATCAATGGACCATCTCTGTATGCCATGAACCCCATCAAGGACATGGAACAACATAAGATTGCCTTTCCAAATGGAGGTTCTTACGGTCTAACTGAAGCTGGTTATGACATTAGAACCAAACAATCTATTCACTTCATGACCAATGATGAGGGTCCGTGGACCGCTATTGACGGTGTATGGAGGCCCGGTAGATTTACACTTGCTTCAAGTATGGAATGTTTTGATATGCCTGAGACCCTAGTTGGTCGTGTATCAAACAAATCTACATGGGCTAGACATGGGGTAGATGCTGCCTTCAGTACAGTCATTGAGCCGGGCTGGAGAGGCTATCTTACCCTTGAAGTTGTCTTTCACGGCAACGAACGTGTCTATATTCCTGCTGGTTCCGGTATTGTTCAAGTCCTCTTTGAGGAGATTCAACATACGTCAACCTATGTTGGGAAATATCAGGACCAAGAAAATGCTCCCATCCCAGCTAGGAAATAATCCACCAGGTTTTGAAAATGTATGGTCAAATCCTGAGGTAGACCCAGCATTAAAACCACCTAAGCCTAATAGTTTAGCTGAAGTACCCTTCAATCGTTTAATACATCACATTGATTATTTGGAAAAACTAGATGAATGTGTTGTCGTAGATAGAGGTGTAATCAAACTAATACATAATAAAATGGCTTCTGTTGACTCAACTGATCGAAGTAGACAGCTAGTAACTATTTATCTCTTAGATGATTTAGGCGATGTCATAGCCGTTAAAATTTGGATAATTCCCATCTTCTCAAATGGGGTATTAGTGTATCTGTTATTTGCGGCAGATGATGAAAATCTTGAATATCTGAACCGTATTAGAAACCCAGCAAAACCCGGTACTTATGACATCACATCTTTTTGACGTGCGAGTAATTCTCGCATCCGTAAATCCATGGGGCGATAAGATCGCTACCATTGTAGCCAGATATCCTCGCTTTATTCATTCCGAGGTTATGACTCACAAAGACCCAAGCCGGAATGCAAGCTCTAGCCGAGCCATCCCCTTCAGGAAGATGCTTAAACTTACTCGTGAGGGTATGGCTGCCCCAGTTTTCTGGGGTAAGAATCAACCCGGTATGCAGGCACATGAAGAGCTCACTGGACTTGCTCTCTGGTGGGCAAAATTCATGTGGTACGCCACAGGGCATATCGTATTGACTTGTGCTTGGCTCATGAGCTTTTCAAATGCTCATAAGCAGATCATCAATCGTATGATTGAACCTTGGACTTACATTAACGTCCAAATCACATGCACTAACTGGAACTGGCTGCATCTTCGTATGGATGCAGCTGCTCAGCCTGAGTTTCAACTTATTGCCAATATGATTAAAGTTGCTCTAGATAATGCTACTTACCAGAAATTGAATGTTGGTGAGTGGCATCTTCCTTGGGTTAAACCCAGAGAAGCCATGAACTTCTATCTGCCAACAGCTAAAAAGCTTAGTGCAGCTAGATCAGCAAGGCTAAGCTATACACCTATTGGTGATGTAGCTATCAATATCCCTAAGGATTTAGCTCTTGCTAACACTCTCTTGGAACAGCTTCATCTGAGTCCATTTGAACACCAAGCAACACCAGTTCAAGGACGTTATGCTAACTTCACTGGTTGGTCTAACTACAGAACTGAACTTCGTCACTAACTGAAAGGAGGATATTATGCGTTCCCCTGTCAAAGACGATTAATCAAAGAACCCCTCTTCTTAATTGAAGAGGGGTTTTGTTTTTCCGAACTATTCTCCCTCATTCGGAAAGACCCTTATGGAAATTTCTCACGCTTCCCAAGAAACTCAAGTCGCTGCTGTTGGTATCAACGGACAAGCCGAAGAAGTTACTGTCTCTACTGATGCCGAATTCATGATGATGATTGCTCACGGCATCTACTCGAACAAGGCTCTAGCCTTGGTCCGTGAGCTTCTCTGTAATGCCCGAGACGGTCATGCCAAAGCTGGTTGTCTTGATAAGCCTATCCATATCACCCTCACAGATAACCTGTTGGTGGTTCGAGATCACGGTACGGGTATTCCGAATGCTATCTTTGCTAAAACTTACATGACCTTTGGTAAGTCTACGAAGAGACAAGATAAGGCTGCTACTGGTGGCTTTGGCGTAGGAACCAAGGTTCCTTGGGCTGTCTGTGATGTCTTCAGTGCTCGAAACTGGATCGATGGCACTATGACAGCTTATTCTATCGTCAAGTCTGATCCTAAGAAGGAAGGCAAACCTACTTGCACTCCGATCATGACGATCCCCTCAACTGAGCCTTCAGGTGTAGAGGTATCTGTGCCTTTTCCTGAAAAGATGTGTCATGAAATTAAAAGATACATCAGACTCTTTTCTGAAGAGTTGGGTATTCCTCTTATTGTTAACGGCAATCCTATATTAGTAAATTACATTCAAATTAACGAACTTAAACAATTTGGTTTTGTTCGTCTTACTGATGGTCACCCAGCAACAGTAATCCAGAAGTCTCCATTCTATGTTCGACAAGGAGATGTAATCTATCCTATTGAAGAACAAGAAGAGTTTAGTGATGCTTGGGAGATGCTGAATTATCTCACCAATACCACCAATATGGGTGGAGCTCCCATTCTTTTCTTGGCTGAACCCGACAGTATTATTCCAACTCTGTCTCGTGAGAGTCTTCAATATACTGATCGTACTTCAAAAAGCATTCGGGAGCTGATGAAGAAGGTTCTCACTGTTCTTGAGACAAACTTAGACACTCATTCAGACTTAACTGCGGAGAAATACCCAGATTTTGTAGCTAAGTTATCTTCCTTTAACCACGATATGTGGTCTCATGAACTGGAACTTCATAAACATTTCAGATCTTTCCACAATAAATATCTGAAAATTCCAGGTCTTTCACCTAGTTATAACTTTCTTCTCTGCACTAATATGGAAAGATGGTTTGAAAAACAAACACCATATCTAGAAACTGCTAAGATTAGCGGTAAAGATTTCAGAGAAGACATTGAAGCTGTTATCAAAACTAAGTTTATAGATAGCTTAAAGAAGTATACTTATCTTCATCAAGATAAATTACTCCGACTTTGGTATGAAAGACGTTCTTCTCGTTGGGCATATTCAAGAAACTTCATTAAAGAATCAAGCAGAAATGCTTATGAAGAAGTCATGCGTTGGCGAGCAGAAGCTGACTTTAACCCCAATATTGTAGATGTTTATATAACTAAGTCAGAAGATTTTAGATATATAAATAGTAATTCTACTACTTCTAGGTATTTCTTAGAAGTTAAAGAGCTCAAAGATCTTTTTACTAGAAAAGAACATTTGTTTGATAGTATAAATTATCTTAGAGAAACTTTATTTGTCTCTAAAACAGTGATCATTTCCACTACTTTAGCAAACATGATTGAAAGATTTTCAGAAAAATTCTCTGATGATCCTACTAACAATACAAACATATTTATGCATTCTTATGCTCGTATTGTTGGTGCTCGTTGTGTGCGGGTTAAAGCAACAATTAAACCTCATGAGATTCAAAAGCTAAAAGCTGAGTATGAATCTTGGGGTTATGATGTTCTTGTTCTCATGGACCCAACTAAAGCTCAGCTTGAGGAACGTGAAAGAGTCGCAGCAGAACGTGCATTGCTTCGTGCTGCTGAACTTCCAAAACTTAATGAGCTTTTGTTAGCTACAGGGTCTTTTGAGGATATCAAACTCTCTAAGAGAAAACTTAAGGGTATATTGGCAAACCCTAAGTTTAAAGGAGAACCTCTGTATATCATTCTACCAAGAGCCAAAGAGCTTATGCATAATCTAAGAACTCATCGTGATTTCTTCAAATTAGCTAAGTTTATTGGCACAGATATTGTTTGTGTTTCTACTAAGTCAGAAATTCAAAGAGTTATCAAAGAAGGTAGAAGAAATGCTGAAGAAGCAATTCTTGAGGTAGCTCAATGGTTTTTCAGGAGACAAGATATCTATGAGAAACTTTTCTATAGAGAATCATTCTTTCTAAGAAGAGCCAAACAAGACAAGTATCTTACCTTGTACTTGTTCAACAGACTTCCTCCTGTACTTAGTAAAGAAGAAGAAACCATTTACACAGGTCTTTTTGACTTTTCCACTGTATTCCCAAAACTACGCCAATACATGAATGAGAGGAAAAACTTCTTCTCTTCATGCTGCACTCCTGCTCAACATTACTATGAAATGTTCAGTTCTTATTCTGAATCTCATTTCTGTGATGTTCATCGAGCATTGGATGTAGCTTATTCGAGGAAACCCTCCTCTCAACGAGCCATAGCTCGTTCTATCCTCAAGACCATACTGAAAGGACCAAAATGACCGATAAAGTCATTCAAGTAGTTGCTCTGGTTGTCGATAACGGCATCCTGACCTTCTACAAGATTGACGGTTCTGTTTTCACTGTCACACAAGGTGATCCCCGTGGGGTAACCATGTCTGATCAGTTCTTTGCTCAGAAAAAACTAGGCAAAGATGTTGTCGATCTTACAATCGGCACTGAGAACATGAGCGTCACATATCTCACAGATAAGAAACGCAGTCCTCTTATCCGATTCTTCCGGGCATTGAAGTCTGACGTTGAGAAGCTCTTTGGTCATGATACCAAAGAACACGAGCAAGCTCTTACTGAAGCTTCACATGAAGCAGCAGCTAAGAAAGTTCGTGATGTAGCAGCCAAGCTTTTTGGTTCTGCAAAAAACAGCATTGATCCTACGTCTGATCTTCCGGTGAAGTTGGTTCACTCTGAAGAACCAATGACGGAACATGAGACCATCATCGCTGTTACTTCTGATGGCGTTGTTCCTGGTGTTGAAAACCTGTCTGATCAGTACAAGGCAGGTGATGAAGGTAAGGCTCCAGCCGAAGGACCAGACAATCTTATCAAACGATTGGCTGCTATGTCTGCAAAACGCGGTCATACAGCTAAAGAGTTGATGGATTTCATCAAGAAAATCGATCTTTCGATTTTGCCTGATGGTTCATTCATGGCTTACAAACGTCTTATCCACCAAGGAAAAGGCGTTTATGTTGACCCTCATACCCGTAAAGTCCATCAACGCATCGGTGATGTCGTCCAGATGGATGAAAAGCTGGTTGACCCAAGCAAGCGATATGCTTGTTCTCAAGGGCTCCATATTGGTAGCCGTCACTACATGGGCGGATTCCATGCTACGGCAGAGGGCTCTGGTACTATGTTGGTTCTGGTTCAACCAGAACACGCTATTGCTGTTCCCCCAAATGATAGCAAAGCCAGAGTGTGCAGTTACCTGATTCTTGCAGACCTTTCTAATAAGGCTCATGAACTGGTTAACAAGCAACAACGAATGGATGATTGTAAAGAAACGATGGATATCGTCTCTCAAATCCTTGCAGGAGCTCGTCCTGCTCCACTCGGTGTTGTCAACATTGGTGGTGCTAATGGTGATAAACTTACTTACACCATCAATGGTAAGAGCCTTAAAACAGATATTTCTCTGGAAGAAGCTCAAGCAATTGCTGGTGGTAAGGCGATTGCACCAACAAACCCTGTTGTACCCACCAGAACTATCGATGATGAGTCGCAGGGTAATAAGGCTGGCCTAACTCCGCAGAAAGTTAGGGACAAGTCTTTCAAGGTTCAGCCTACCGCAGCTGTGGCTAAAGCAGCTGAACCAAAAGCTTCTGTTCGTGTTCAGGTAGCCGTTCAACTTTATGGACGTATGTCTGACAAAAAGAATACAGATGCTGATCGTCGTGCTGCTGCAACTGAGCTTAAAGCTCACAAGAAGCGGTGCAAAATCCCTTATGAGGCTCTTCAACTGCCTCGTGAGACTGCTAGTGAGATCGAAGAGATCATCACTGCACCAGTGGTTGAACCGAAGAAGTCTGCCCCGGTCCCTTCTAAGCCCCAAGCTAAGAAGCCCGAACCGGCCAAGACTGCTCCTCAGCCTACTGGCGGAACCCGTCAGGACCGTGCTCGGGCCATGTGGGATAAGCTGACTGACAGCAAGCTCACTGGGAACCATCGTAAGCAAGTTGCCCTAGAACTGAGGACTTTCAAGTCCAAGGCAAAGGTCAGCTGGGGAGCTCTCGGCCTTGGTAAATACAATGTCGAAGCCGAACTCAAAAAGCTGTTAGACTAACAACAGCTTGAGAAATAGACCGATCATCCGTAAGGGTGGTCGGTCTTTTCTTTTGAATGGCTCGTCAAGTGACCAACGAACCAAAGCACCATCCCGGTAGAAAGGCCCCCACCAAGGAGGTTTTACTAGATAATGCTATGGGCATGTCTCTAGGTGCCATTGCATACAAATATGATGTTGCACCTAGCTCAATTGCTCAACGATTAAGACAGCTAGATATACCACCTGCCGATACACGAAGAGCCTTTATGGACTTTGTTTTGTCGAGCTTATCCCCCGAAATCTTTGCGTGGGTCCGTACACAAGTTTCTGTTGACTATCCTATTAGACAGCTAGTTGTGGATGCGATCATCGCACTTCACAACAAAGAAGAAATTAATGACCACACAACGAGATATGCTGATTACCTGCCGGGATCAGTTTGCTATGTACGCGCAGAACCATCGAGCTAAGAATACTCCTGAAGCAAGGGCAAAAGCTGAAGTTAACGAAAATCTCGTTTGTAGTATTCAAGCTGTTTTATCTCAAACCGAAGAGCGTAATGTCCTAGCTGATACTGCTGATTTTGGTAGAATTGCTTATGCTGATGGTATCAGCCCCAAGAATCAGCAAACTCAACTGGGTGTTCATTTTGAAGAAGTGTCTGAGATGATTGAGACGCTCAAAGGGTGTACCCCAGACACTCAGTATCTACTTAACAATGCAGAAGATGCTTTGAAAGACCTAGCTGATCATTTGAAAATTAAAGAACCCGGTCTAGTGATTATCACTGACCGTCTCAACTTCCTCGACAGTATCTGTGATCAACTCGTCACTGCTACCTTGTCTGCTGTCTTGCACGGCATGGACCCTGTAGGTGGTCTCCATGAGGTCAATCGATCCAACTACTCCAAACTCACTAATGGCGTCATGGAGAAGGCTCCTGTGACTGCTAAGTGGGTTAAGGGACCAGACTATACACCACCTGACCTTACTCCTTTTATCTGAGGAACCAATGAACCCAACAGCCACTCCTAATGCTGATCAGGTCAAGGCTGAAGAAGAGTTCGTGGATTTCCTACTTGATCCCACCGAAAAGGAAATGAGACTGATTGGACCGGGCGGGACTGGAAAGTCTTGGTTAGTCCAACGTCTAATCACATCTTCTCTTAAGACTTACCAAGAAAACTGTAGAGTTCTTGGTCTTGAACCTGATTACTGCAACTACACTCTCACTGCCTTAACCAATAAAGCAGCTCAAGCATTACAAGATGCCACTGGCCTTGATGTAATGACTTTGCATTCTTGGCTCTCCCTTACTGTAAAACCTAACTACAGTACAGGTAAACAAGAGCTAAGAAGAACCGCTACTTGGACTATTCATGAAAAGTATCTCGTCTTTATTGACGAATCTTACATGATGGATTCCAAACTTTTGGATGAGCTTCGTATGGCTACCCAGCACTGTAAGATCGTCTTCATCGGAGACGATAAACAGTTGGACCCAGTAGACTCTTCCAAGTCTCCTATTGCTGAGCTCAAGGTACGTACTTCTGAGCTCACTATTCCTGTTCGTAACTCAGGCTCTAAAGCTCTTCAGGGGCTCTGTCAGTTACTCAGAGATAACGTAGCTGGTGCAGTTCAAGAAGCTGATGGTCTCATTAGTGAACACATCTGGCCTATGATTCCTCTCACTCCCGGTGAGGTAGATCATATTGAAGATAGTGATCTTGAGTCTGTTTTAAAGAGTATTTTTGGCAAAGCCAATGGAAACAATCTAATTGTTGCTTTCTCTAATCAGAGAGTAAACTATTACAATAACTTCTTACGCTCTTATCGAGGACAAGGACACTTGTTCGAGGCAGGAGAAGTTATGATTTCTAATGATTTGTTTGAGCGGGGTAAGTTTCGTATCCGCAATGAACAAATGATTGAAATTCTGGATGTTGATCCATTCATTTCATGGCTCAAAATTGCTGATCTGGATGTTCCTACCCAGTACGTCAGGATTGTTGGACACCCAGACTTCAGTGTTCCTGTCATCATTGATCGGGAATTTCATAAGCAAGCTTTGAAACATTGTGCTGATAGAGCCAAAGCTAAGCTTCAAGACTGGAAACCTTATTATGACTTGAAGGATCACTTTGCAGACTTCCGTCCTCGTGACGCCTGCACTGTGCACAAGTCTCAGGGATCAACCAAAGACCTTGTCTTAGTTGATCTTAACAACATTGGTTCCTGTAACTTCACCGTAATGACAGCAAGAATGCTCTATGTAGCTATCTCTCGTGCTCGTCATCGCATCATTCTCTATGGAAATTTACCTTCAAAGTATGGAGGTGTAATACTCTAAAGGTATAATTATGAGTAGTGATAATGACATTGTTAATAAAGCAATGGGCTTTATCTTCGAGGCTGATAAAAAAGCCCTAAGAGAAGCTACTATTTCTCTATTAGCACTACACTTACAACCTCTTGCTGGTGGTCCAATTCATGACATCATGAATGTTGGTGTTCGTTATCGAGACACCACATGGGCTCACCCAAATCGACCTAAGCAAGTTAGGGGTATGGTTGCCTTAAACGTAGTCAACGTTCTTCCTGAACATGAAACAAGAGCTGCAAATCTTTACTCTGACTACACCACGCTTCAGCGTGACAGTGGTCGTGCAGTAAAGACCTTGACGCAGCTTGTCAGGGGTATGCATACAGACCAAGACATCCGTGACAGCCTACCAGACTGTCTGGCTAACAAGCTAGGCTTGGGTCATCTCACGCGGATTCGTGAACCTGCTTTTAGATACACCACTATGGAACCTAGAGTTCATGCCAGTATCCTTAAGGATTTGGAAATGATTCAAGGTTACTTTGATGCTAGGCTGTTTATGTCATGAAACATAGCTATCTTGCGAGCCAACAACCGGGCTCTGCCCCCATCGTTGTGATGGTTCCTGATGTTCGCAAGACAGATATGGTCAAAGTCTATTGTGATGAAGGTGGTTTACCCGCCCAGCATACAATGGGTCTTTCAGTCTTAAGAGCTCCGGGTAAAAACAAGAAAGTACCTGTCAGTGAGATGCGTCAGTATCTCATTGATGAGGTTGTACCTGTTCTTGTTGGTCAACAGACACAATATGTGTTGGTAGCCGATACAGCTACATTCAAAGAACTGACAGGCAAAGCTAAAGCTGAAGGTTGGGAGGGCTATGTCCTCCCTTCTACCTATGGCGACTTCATGGTGGTCTCTATCCCCAACTACGCCATGAAATATTACGACCCTGAGCAGGTTGAGAGGAAGATCAAACAGGCTGTTGCAGCTGTTAAGGCTCACTCAGAGGGTGCTTATGTGCCTCCGGGTGACACCATTTTCCTTGAAGCTCATTACCCTAAGGGTGGTGAAATTATCGAATGGATCAGGAAACTCAGAGATGAGATGACCTGTGATCTAACGGCTGACACTGAGACTTTCAGTCTCAAAGTTCACCGTGCAGGTATCGGAACCATAGCTTTTGCTTGGGAGCAAGGCAAAGGTGTAGCCTTTCCTGTAGACTATGAAGAATGTACCGAGCAGATTGATGTAGATAACGGTATTAGGTTTGGTCGTAGAAAAACAAACCATGCTGTTAGGGCAGCCCTGAAGTCTCTCTTCATTGCTATGAAGAAACAAGGGCGTAAGCTTATCTGGCACAACATATCTTATGATGTGTCTGTACTAATTTCTGCTCTGTTCATGGATGACATCCTAGACACAGCAGGTCTACTCGATGGTCTGGATGTCATATTGACCCACTGGGATTGCACCCAGTTGATCACCTATCTGGCAACCAATTCCACAGCAGGAAACAAGCTTGGCTTGAAGCCTAACTCTCAAGAGTATAGTGGCAACTATGCTATTGAAGAGATTAAGGATATCACTCGTATCCCTCTCGATAAGCTTCTTACTTATAACCTCGTAGATACTTTCTCTACTTGGTATGTTCTGAATAAGAACAAGCCAATAATGTTGGCTGACAAGCAAGAAGATTTCTATGAGAAAATCTTCAAGCCATCACAGATAGACATCATCCAGATGCAACTCACCGGAATGCCGGTGAATATGGTGCGTGCTCTAGAAGTAGATAAAGAGCTTAGAGATGCTCTTAATCTCCATCAACAGAATATCTTTGATTCACCAGTTATCAAAGATTTCCAAGAATATCTCGATAATGGTTATCTGATTTCATGGAATTCACGGCTCAAAAAACAACAACGGACACTTGCTGACGTTAAAGATAGAGCCAAGTTTAATCCTAACTCAGATGATCAACTAGCTGAGCTATTCTATTCGTTCTTGAACTTCCCTGTTCTAGACACCACTGAATCTGGTGGCCCTGCTACAGGAGCCAAGACACTAGCTAAACTGGTAAATCATACCAGTGATCAGACCATCATTGCTCTTATCAATGAGGTCAGGGAGTTTAAGCTACTCTCTAAGGTAATTAGCTCTTTCATGCCTGCCATCCTCGACTCTGAGGTTGGCCCAGATGGTTGGCATTATCTCTGTGGTAGCTTCAAGCTAGGTGGCACCATTTCTGGTCGCTTATCTAGCTCTGATCCAAATATGCAGAATCTTCCTGCTGGCTCTAAGTATGGGAAGATCATTAAGTCCATTTTCCAAGCCCCTCCGGGTTGGATTTTTTGTGGACTCGACTTTGCTTCTCTAGAAGATCGTATCTCTGCATTAACCACCAAAGACCCTAATAAAATTAAGGTCTACACAGATGGTTATGATGGTCACTCACTCAGAACTTATGCTTATTTTACTGAGCATATGATCGGTATTGATCCAACATCAGTTGCAAGTATCAACTCAATTCAAGATTTGTATCCTGCATGGAGAGGTAAATCTAAAGCTCCAACCTTTGCACTTACCTATCAAGGCACTTATGCAACCTTGATGAACAACTGTGGTTTTGATGAACCGTTGGCTAGATCTTTAGAAGCTTCTTTCCAGACTCTTTACAAAGTCTCTATAGACTGGGTTAACGATAAGTTAATCCAAGCATCTAAAGATGGGTATGTAACTTTGGCCTTTGGCCTTCGTCTACGTACACCTAAGCTTAAACAGGTTGTGTTTGGTAACAAACGTACACCTTCTTCAGCTGCTGCTGAGGGGCGTTCTGCGGGTAATGCTTTAGGCCAGTCTTGGTGTCTTCTAAATAACAGAGCTTGTTCTGAATTTATGAGCCAAGTACGTAATAGTTCTCATCGACTAGACATTAGACCTTGTGCTCATATCCACGATGCTCAGTATTATCTTATTAAAGATGATCTAGCAGTCTTGTCTTATACCAATGAACATCTTGTAAAAGCAGTTCAATGGCAAGAAGATGAGACAATCTTCCACGAAGAAGTAAAACTCGGTGGCGAACTCTCTATCTTCTACCCTAGTTGGAAGGAAGAGATTAGCATTCCCAACGGCCATCAAGGCCAAGACATCTATGACTATGTCATGGACAGCATTGAAAAACGGAAAAAATGACTGATCAAACTACCAAATTCTTCTTCATGGCCTCCATCTCGGTCATTGATCAAGGCCGACTGGTTACGCGATTCAACACCATCTCGTCGCTCAACAATCTGAACATCACTGCTGCTGTGCTGGATATGATCCAACAAGGAGCAGCTTCTATGGTCAACGCCCAAGAAGTTGATTTCACTGATCTTGTTGTCGAGAACGTCTTCTGCCTGACGCCTAATGGCTGTACGGAAGAAGAGTTCGTTCGTGGCACTCAACTCGCTGAACAGCTTGTTGAACCCACTACCGAAACTATTAGTGCGGAATCGGACCTGTCTGAACTAAACAGCGAAACTGTTGAAACCATTCCGGTTGATGATGTCGCTACTGCTGATGTTGCTCCTCAGGAATAAACATCAGGTCAGAATGACTAAAGGAAACAGCCTCCTCTCTTGAGGGGGCTGTTTTTCTTTCTTCTGATAGATTAAGTGAATATGGCTTTCCTGATCGGGATTAATACCATGTCCGCTCCAATCCAAGACAATATCCCTGAGTTTGCTCGGGGTTCCACATTTGAAGCAGTTATGACTCTGCCTCAAAGTGTTGCAGAAAACTACTTCAGTTCTTGGCAGCCTCTCTCTCAGATTCGTAGAGAAGGAAATCTTACGTCAGAAGGCCTGATTGATGATCTGACTTTAGCTTGGCTTGGGCCAAGAGAGTTCATTCTATCCAGCAACGATACAGACGAATGGCCTTTAGGTATCGCTGAGTTCGATGTTCTATTCTCTTCTAATCAAGGACGTAGAATTAGAACTAAGACTCTTCGTGTTCTTATCAAAGCTGGACCGACACAAGACTAATGATCAATATTCAGCTTACCGAGCTAGACCTTAGTCTCGAAGTTGCAGAAATTGGTGAACTTAGCGTCGTACTCGACGAAAGGTCCACTATTGGTCTGCAAGGACCATTAGTCTTTGGTGTAGATGCTGAACCTATTCAGTTCGGTTATCTGGACCTTGATTTACTCGGGTTCCCTTACCATGGCTTGAGTGCATACGAACTCGCTGTGCAAGATGGCTTTGTAGGAACTCTCTCTCAATGGCTTGAATCTCTTAAAGGAGATGCAGGCGATCTCTCTCCTGAGGGACAGGATGGTGTTGCCGAAGCTCAAGCCGCTGCCGCTGCCGCCTCTAGCGAGGCTCTAGCGGCTGCTGGCTTTCGCACCCAAGCATTCAACTACTCTAACACAGCTAGTGGGTACGCTGACGCTGCTGCATTAAATGCACTAGAAGCTGTTGCTGCTCGTGATGCCACAGATTTAATTGCTGCATCTGTAATCCTCATTAAGGAAGAAGCAGATACTCAATATGCACTTATTCAAGCAGCTGTAATCACTGCTACCCAACAACGTGTTCTTGCTGAAACTGCTAGAACCAACGCAGCTGCTAGTGCCGCTACAGCAGCTAGTCATCTAGTAGGTGTGGAGGCAGCAACTGTAACAGCTACCGCAGCTGCTGTTGATGCAGTTGCAGCTAGAGATGAAGTTGTTGCTCTTCAAGCTGATCTTACAATTTTATCTTCTGAGGTTTTAGCTGTTGCTGGAGACACAGAAGATCATCGTAATGATGCTTTAAGTGCTAAAACAGTAGCTCAAGCAGCAAGAGATACTACTCTTGTTTCTGCTGCACAGGTTGAACTGGATAGAATTGCTACTGAAGCAGCAGCTGCTCAGACGGCTCTAGATGCTATTCAGACCAATCTTGATAAGCTTGCCACAGCTGCTGATGCTATCCAGACTAATCTGGATAAACTCGCAGCAGAAGCCGCTCAAGCTGGTGCATTAATCTCTGAAAGCAATGCAGCTACCTCGGAAACCAATGCTGCCACTTCTGAGACTAACGCAGGTATTTCAGAAACTAACTCTGCCGCTTCAGAGGCTGCTTGTGCCGCTTATGCAGATGACATGGGTGTTCTCTACACAGGCATTAACTCCAGACTCACTACTGCTGAATCTGAACTTGATAGTCTAGTAATTGGAACACACATCCAAGCTTATGACTTAGAGCTTACTGCTATTGCTGGATTAACTTCTGCTGCCGATCGTTTACCTTATTTCACTGGCTCAGGAACAGCTGCTCTAGCAACATTTACTTCCTTTGGTAGATCACTGCTTGATGACGCAGATGCTGCGGCAGCACGTACTACGTTAGGTCTTACTATTGGAACCAACGTCCAAGCTTATGACGCAGATTTAGCTGCCATTGCTGGCCTAACTTCAGCAGCAAACAAAGTTCCGTACTTCACTGGTTCGGGAACAGCTGCCGTCACTGACTTTGTTGTTGTTACACCAGTAACTACCCATGTTCCTGTTGTAGTTTCTACTTCAGGAGCTCTTACTTCTTACACATCCAGTCTTTCCTATTTTAGAATTGGAAAGCTAGTCATGTGGTCCATTGTGATCAGCATTACAGATGCTGGAACAGGTACAGGATCACTCAACGCAACACTTCCATTCACCGCAGCTACCTTTGGTATGGGCTTTGGTGAAGAATACGCTGTTGGCTTTGAAGTGATGGGTAAAATTTCTGGTGGGTCCAACTTACTTCGTATTACAAAAATGGACCGTACCACCATCATCGCAACTGGTCGTTCCGTTCGTTTAAGTGGCTGGTATCAAACCAGTTAAATCTTGACCAAAATCTAGGGGGTAATGCCCCTCTAGACCCTAACCCTAGTGGCTTTTCAGCACACCAAAACTCAGCCATAAAGGTCAACCGACCAAGGGGTCAGGGCATTTCCTGACCCCTTTTCTATGTGAGAAATCTACCATGCTTGAAGCTCCAGACCTTCTTGAGAAGGCCGCTGCCACTATGCGTGAGCGTTCTTCTGAACGTGACACAGATAAAGAAAGGGCTATGGCTAAGACCGTAGCCATCTTCAATGCAGCATTCCCACAGAACGCTATCACTGAATATCAGGGATGGATGTTCATGTTCTTCCTTAAATTAGCTAGGGCAGAAGGGGGTTCATTTCGTGAAGACGATTACATTGATGGAGCTGCTTATGTAGCTCTTGCAGGTGAATGTCGTGCTATTCAGGAAAGTCCAGACACACATGGTATGGACCCTGCAACTCTTGAAATGATGTTTCCATAATGAACGTAACCAACAACTACAATGTTCCATTGTTAATCGCTGTTTGGTTGTTGAACGACAACTATGACTACGACAACACACCTAAGACTATCTCTGCTTCTTCACTGATCAAACCATTGAAAAAGTACATTCTCGGTAAGAGAGTGAACAAAGATATGAAGTCTATAGATGTAGCTGATCTAATGGCTTCTGCTCTTGGTGGAGCCATCCATGATGCTATTGAAGCTGTTTGGCTCGATGAAACCCGTCGTAACGCCGCTCTGACCAAGCTTGGTATCCCCGAGCATATCCAGAAGCAGATGATGATTAATCCCACTCCTGAGGAGTGTGCTGCCAATCCTGACGGCATCTACCTGTACTTCGAGCAACGAGCTCGTCGTGAGTTCGAGGGTTGGAACATCACAGGTAAGTTTGACCAAGTTGCCGATGGTCGAGCTCAAGATACCAAGTCCACAGGTGTCTTTTCATATATGAAAGGAACCAAGGACAAAGACTACATTGAGCAACTTTCTATCTATAAGTGGCTCAACCCAGATAAAGTTACTGACCCTATTGGTCAGATCAACTTTGTCTTCACTGATTGGCAAGGCTTTAGGGCAAACCAAGACCCTAACTATCCTGAGAAGCGTTTCGATTCCAAAGAGTTTCAACTACTTAACGATGAGCAGGTTGAGGCTCTAATCAGAAAACGTCTAACTGATCTTGTCACATTCATGGATGCCCCAGAAGAAGACATTCCTGAGTGCTCAAGAGAAGACCTGTGGATGGACCCGCCAATATACAAATACTACTCCGACTCCACCAAAGTAACATCAGGTGGACGTGCCACTAAAAACTTCTCTGATCCTGTTGAAGCCAACAAGATGCTTATGGAGAAAGGCAAAGGTGTCGTAATCACCGTCGAGGGAGCACCAAAAGCCTGTGGCTATTGTGACGCCTTCGATATTTGCAAACAGAAGGACCGTTATGAACAAGTATGATCTAACAGGGGTAGTCCATCACCCCGTAATTACAGAGTTGACTGACCTACTCTGTAATCAGACCCAAAACCAAGACCGGCCCTTCTTTCACACTGAAGTAGCTTACTTTGTTTCCAAAGTTGCATCCTGCATGGGTGCTGCTTTGCTTACTCAAGACCGGGGTGAAATCCCGGTTAATCTGTATGGGCTTCTCTTAGCTTCATCTGGTTATGGTAAGGGCCACTCCATCTTTATTATGGAGCAATCTATTCTCGGACCTTTCAAGAAAGCTTTTGTCGAGGAAACACTTCCTGTCATTGCTGACAGAAGTATGTGGGACTTGGCTCGTGAAAGAGCCATTCGTCTTTCCACTGACGAGGACGAAGAGTTCGAGAAGATCAAAAAGGAATATAAATCCCTTGGTGTTTATCCCTTCACCTTCGATAGCGGTACAGTACCAGCTGTTAAGCAGCTTAGACAGAAGCTACTCATTGGCAAAGGAGGCTCGATCAACCTCCAAATCGATGAGATTGGTTCAAACCTTCTTGGAAACGCTGAACTCCTCAATCTATTCCTGGAACTTTACGATCAGGGAATGGTTAAACCCAAACTCACGAAGAACACTGCTGAGAACGTGCGCGGAGAGGAGCTTGAGGGACGTACACCAACCAATCTTCTCATGTTTGGCACACCGTCTAAGCTTTTTGATGGTGGGACAACAGAAGCTGACTTCTATAGTTTTCTTGAAACCGGATACGGTCGTAGATGCTTGTTCGCAATGGGCATTGCCGACAACCCGGAAGATCAAGATGCCGAAGAAGTATTTAAACGTCTGATCAATCCCACTAACAGCTCTGTCATTCGACAGTGGGCTTCCAAGTTTGAAAGCCTTGCTGACTCCGGTCTCTATGGTTGGAAGATCGAAGTACCCTACATGGTTGGCGTTAAGCTGATGGAATACAAGCTTGCTTGTGAAGCCGAAGCACGCACTCTCCCTGACCATGACGAGATCAAGAAGGCTGAGATTAGCCACCGCTATTTCAGGGCTCTCAAGCTCGCTGGAGCCTATGCTTTCGTTGATGAGGCATCTGAGGTCGATATCGATGAACACCTCCTCCCAGCTATCCTGCTGGTGCAGGAAAGTGGTGAAAGCTTTCAGAAAATCCTGAACAGGGAAAAGCCTTATGCTCGTCTGGCAAAATATGTTGCCAGTGTCGAAGGCGAAGTAACCCATGTCGATATTATGGAGAACAATCCCTTCTATGGAAGGTCTGGTAGCCAACGCAATGAGATGATGAATCTTGCTATTGCATGGGGTTACAAGAACCACATGGTTATTAAGAAGACCTACGCAGATGGTGTTGAGTTCTTCTCTGGTAAGAAACTCAAGGAGACTGATCTCAACGAGCTCATTCTCTCTTGGTCTGATGATTATGCCTATCGTTATATGAATGAGACAGCTGCTTTTGCTGATCTTCATCGTATGACCCAAGCACCTAACCTGCATTTCCTCAATCACCAGTTAGTTGCAGGTGATAAACAGGAAGGTCATCGCCAAGATAAGAATATTATCCCCGGCTTTAACATGATTGTTATTGATATTGATGGGGGTATCAGCGTTGACTCTGCGGCTATGCTGCTTGAGAACTATAAGTTCATGCTCTACACAACAAAGAGCCATGATCATGAAGGTGAACATCGTTTCCGTATGATCTTCCCTATCAACTATCATCTTGAGTTAGACCAAGAAGACTACAAGAAGTTCATGAATGCTTTCATGGACTGGCTTCCATTTGAGAGTGATCGTGGAGCCAATCAAAGAGCCCGTAAATGGGAAACCTTTGATGGCGCTTATCATTACAATGATGGGCCTGATACGCAGATCATTGATGCACTCGACTTCATTCCTCAAACTTCTAGGAACGAAGACCATAAACGAATGCGTCAAAAACTAACCAGCATGGATAAGCTGGAAGGTTGGTTTGCTGTCAAAATCTCTGACGGTAATCGAAACAACATGATGCTGCGCTTTGCTATGGCTCTCGTAGATAACGGGATCACTTATAACGAAGTAGAAGCTAGAACTCTAGACTTTAACAAGAAGCTCACTGATCCTCTTGATGAAGACGAACTTCGTCGTACTGTTTTGGTATCTGTTGCCAAACGATATGATGAACAGGCGTAACAATAGAGCTTCTTTATTGAACCTCTCTCATAACAGGAGCCATAATGGCTAATGGTAATAGGTTCGGTGTCCTGATCTCAGGTGCATCTTCTACAGGGAAGTCTGCTTCTCTTGCAGAGATCGTTGATCAGGATCGCTGGCTCTACGGAAACGCAGAGAACAAGGAACTTCCGTTCCCCAGTAGCTTCCGTGAATTACACATCACGGAGCCTAACCACATCTTCGAGATGCTTGATTATGCTATCGAGCATCAAAACGATCCTGATGGTCCTAAGGGCGTCATCTTGGACACACTAACTTTCCTTCTTGATATGAAAGAAAGCCATGATGTGTTTGGTGCTTCTAATGGACAACAGGCTTGGGCTGAGTTCGCTCAGTATTTCAAGAAGATTATGCAGGAGAAAGTTGCTCTGCTGCATATCCCAGTCGTCTTCCTAGCCCACACCCTCAGCAGTATCGATGATGCAGGCGTGGTGACGACATCGGTGCCTGTTAAAGGTTCTCTCAAGAACCAAGGCATCGAAGCTTACTTCTCATTGGTGGTCTCTACCAAGAGAATGTCCATCAAAGACCTCGTGGTGAATCCTGATTACGATCAGAACCTTCTCCATATCACCGATGAGGATCGGGCCAACGGATTTAAGTATGTGTTCCAAACGAGACTTACTCCGAAGACCCTCGGTGAGCGCATTCGCGCACCCATGAAGATGTTCAACTTGAACCAAACCTTCATGGATAATGACGTACAGCTGCTGATGAATCACGTCACCAGCTACTATAAGAAGTAAAGGAAACCCTCATGGGTAAACTGTTTTCAAACCTGACCACTAAAGGTCTGGAAGAAGCCGAAGACCGTCTCGGTGGTGGTCGTAAGTTCTTTGATACTGATGTCTATGAAAACATCGATATCAAGCTTGCCTTTGCTGGCAAGTCTGACTCTGGTGCTCAATACATCACCATCATCGCTATGATTGATGGTGAAGAGTATGAGGAAACCATCTACATTACGAACTCGAAGGGTGAAAACTTCTTTGAACGTGATGGCAAGAAGCAGCAAATGCCGGGCTTCGTTACCATTAACGAACTCTGCCTGACTGCTACCGGCAGTGAACTGGAAGATCAGGAAACTGAAGAACGCCAGATCGAAGTCTGGAGCTACGAAGACAAGAAGAAGATTCGTCAAGCTCGTGACGTTCTGACGGACCTGACAGGTGCCAAGGCTTCTATCGCTCTGCGTAAAGCTACTGAGCCCAAGACGAAGAAGACCGACAGGGTCAAGGACGGTAAGCCGGTCTACGAAGACACTGACGAAGATCGTACCATCAACGAGATTGTCAAATCCTTCCACCCGGAAACTCGTGCCACTGTGGGCGAAATCAGACGTGCCACGAAGGATGACAAGGCTGTCGAGCCCAAGTTCATCGAGGAATGGGCTGAGAAGCACCGTGGGACGGTTTACAACAAGCGTAAGGGTGCTGGCTCGTCCAAGGCGACGGACGGTGCTCCGAAGGCTTCTGGTGCAGCTGAAAAACCTAAGTCCTCGCTCTTTGCGAAAAACTAAACTACAGAGGCCCCTGACCAACCAGTCAGGGGCCTTCCTGTATGTGGACTTTAGATTTACCAACTTACATTCAAGTAACGCCTCGTAAGAGATTAGCGTTAAACATGAATGGATACCGGAACTGGCATCACCGAGATCAAAGCAAGACTAAGGTGATGTTTGAGGAGATCGTTAGACCTTTACTGAAGGGGATTCCTCGACAGGAAAAAGTGCATCTACATTATGAGCTTTTTGTCGGATCAGGTCACAGATGCGACCTCATGAATGTAATTGCCATCGTAGATAAATATTTCTCCGATGCACTTTCTCACTCAAAAGCTATTGACGATGATCACACAGGGATTATTGTCTCAACCTCCGCTGCGTTTGGCGGCGTGGACCGAACCAATCCACGAGTAAGCGTAACCATCGTGCCTGTGACCGAACCAATGGCACTAAATTTCCAATAGAAAGACCAAAATGTCCGACAAGAACTCTATGTCGTTCACGCTGAACCAAGCAGCGTTGAATGCAGCTATTGCTGCTGAACTGCCCCGACTCCTGCGGGAACTGAATTTTGAATATACATCGGGTCGTGCCCCCAAGGGTCTGACTGCTGAGGTCACTGTTTCGGAATCCATGATCCGTCAGGCTGTCATTGCTCACGCTCGTAAGACCGTGAATGCTTCCTTCAATCACTTCGCAATCTCCTTCCGGGCGACTCGTGGTGAAGATGGAATCATCACCTCGGTCACTGCGTCGAGTGCTCCTATTGAACAAAGCGAAGCTCCCAAGGCTGAAGTTGTTCTGGAGTCGGCTGTTCCTGCTGCTGAAGAAACTGAAGCTCCGGCTGAAGTTGCTCCGGTCCAAGCAGAGCAAGTCGAAGAAGTGGTTGCTGAAGCTTCCTCGGAAGAAGAAGCTGCCGATGCTGGAGCCTCTGCTCCTGCTCGCTCGAAGCTGTTCGCGGGTCTGACCCGTCCGAATAACTCGGCCTCGGCTGAGTAACCCCAGCAATGAGCCGGTTCAGGCTCGTTCAAAGGATCATAGCTTTAGCGGGAGCTCTCGCAGTATTAGCTTTGATTCTTGTATTGCTGGCAATTCCCATCGCATTGATGTGGAATAGCTTCATAAAGAGAGGCTCTAGGTTTACCTAGGGCCTTTTCTTTTGAAGGAGTTACCTCATGAATATCTTTTTTGTGGATTCAAACCCAGCTTTAGCAGCTTCTATGTTATCTAATGCCCATGTTAGATCACAAATCAAAGAATCTATCAGTATGTTAGCCACTGCTCATTACATGCGTGGCGATGATGATGACCTAGATGGATTGCCCCCACCTACTCACAGAAACCATCCTTGTACTAAATGGGTTATGACTAGCAGAGCCAACTATGTTTGGCTCTACGAACACCTTGTACAATTACTTATTGAGTACAAACTAAGGTGGGGTAATCCTAATTGGAGAGAAAAATACCTTGATTTACTTAAAAAAAGACCTGTAGGTATACCTAATAAAAGCGTATATGCTTCTATTCCTCCTGCTGTTGTATCAGAAGATTTAAAGCCATTTAAAAATACATCATGGAGTAATGTAGTTATGGCTTATCGTGCTTATTACAATCGGGAAAAGAGACATCTACATCGTTGGATGGTCAGGCAAAAACCTGATTGGATCATTGATGACCAACAATTAACCGAAGCTTTGAAACAAGCTAAGCTTGAGAAGCAGGAGATGTTACTTGTTGCGCCGTGATAACACTGATGCAGCTGCTCAAGCAGCTGATGATAGCTGGTCTGATCGTTATATCAATGAAGAAGAACCTGAATTACCAACACATATTGAGATATTTGGTGGTAATGGTTGTACTTACTGTGCCAAGGCTATTTTACTTTGTAATGAAAGAAAGATACCTTTCCGTTATTACAACATAGACGACAGTGAAGAACGTTTTGATCAATTGATTGGTCGTATTGGTTCTTGGAAGACTGTTCCACAAATCTTCTTAGGACCTAAACATATAGGAGGATACGATGACCTCGCCAAATACCTCGGCTAGGGTAGAAGAACTTCTTGAAGCTAATACTCGATATTTGCTTCGAGCCCGTAAAGCTGAACAGCTTTTAAGCGATCTACTTGATAAAGCTATGGGACATATACACACAAGACATCTTGTAGATGTTCAAGAACATATCAAAACTCCGTGGCTAATGCCTGAACATAAATAGAAGAAGGCCCTCTGAGCTATCAGAGGGCCTTCTCTTTATCTGTATTAGATTCTTACAGAGGTTAAGCAGCGCGTAAGAATGAAAGAGCAGACACTAACAAGCGACCTTTAACACTCTCTTCGTTAGGAATTACAGGAAGATCAACACTTGAATCAGGGTTAAACTGTGCTTCACAAAGGTAAGCATTACCTGTCCAGTTTTTGACCCATACAGCTGGATTGCTGACAACATAACGGAGAGGATGCGTATAAGCTGCACCTTCATGACCGTCTTTATTGGTGCCACCACCCATCATGAGCCAATGAGACCACAGTGGTTCGAGGGGAATATCAATATCCACCCAACCACTGTCTGCCACATACTCAGTCGTATTTGCAGCATACAGACCACCGCCACCAAAACCCAGTTCATCACTGATGCAGGTAGCTTGGTTGAATGCGTTCACGAAAGCCACAGAACCATCACCAAGAGGATCAGCACCCCAGTCGTAAGTACCGATGCGAGGAGCACCAGGAATACGAGTTTGGAAGTGTTGAGCGATCTTGGTCTTACGACCCATCGACATGTTCTGGGCTCTCATACGCCAACGCATGACCCAACCCGACAGGTCATCCGTGGCCGGTCTACCGATGCTGGCATTCAGCGCCGAGAAGTCAGGATACCCCAGAGCAGGGGGAGCAAATGCATCCCCATGAGCAGAGTACGATTGAAGCAGCAGTCTGATCTGTGTGATCCGTCTATGGTTCTCATCATCAACCATTTTCGGAGAAACACTGCCGGTACGAGCACCTAAGCTCGGACCTGCTTGAACCACATAGCGACCATGCTTAGTGTTGTCATTGCTGTAGCAGTACAGGACTTGTCCTGCTGTACGAGTACCAATGTCAGCTACCATCTTGTCATAGGCATCTTGCCCAAGACCACCCACCCAAGGTGTGCTGAAGTATTCTTTATCAGGAACTTCGTTACCGATATTGATCTCAATACAAGACACAGCATCATCAGCAGTCACAACTCTGCGAGGATGGACAATAGCTGATAACCCACCCGGATACGGAGAGTAGAAAAACTTCTGTACTTTTGCGTCAGTATTAAAATCTGTACGCCAATGTTCAACAAGAGCCATGTCTTTTCCTTACTTACCAAAGCTCGAAAGCATATAAATGCGGCTATTCATAGAAGTGTAGAATTCAGTGATGCTTGTAGATACTGTTTCTACCACTTCAGCCGGTGTTCTAAGATCAACCCGAACCAAATACATGTACGTAGTAACAGGATCACGAGCGATTACTCCAGTGTCTCCTGCTTTCCAACGATTAGCAGCTACTTGATCAACCGCATTACTGTCTCTCAGTTGATAATACTCAGCATCATTGAACCCAACAATCTTGATCAACATTCCGCCTTCAGCAGGTCGATCAGATGGGAAACGAACATGAAGTTGAGTATCTGCAAACGTATTGTTTGGCAGAGGCGTTAACGGAGTAACAAGCAGTTTATTGTCAGAACCATCACCATCAACTGTAGTTCCTACTACATGATAAGACGGCGTTTTCGCAGGTAAGATTGGATCACTAGGGCTAACTGTATAGTTAGTAAAAGCCAGAATAAACTTATTAATGTCTGGTCTATAACGGAAGAAGATAGTGCTATTTGCACCCCAAGCCGGAACAGGCAAGAGATCGGCTGTAGCACTCATCAAAGGTATAGAACCAACACCATCAATAGCCATTGTCACTGTACCTGAGGTGTTAGCCTCAGCCATAGGACACATGTACAAATCATTGATGTTGTACGCTAAAAGGTTTTGATACTGGGTTTGTGTAACAATAGCATTAGTAGTTGTAGCAACTGTTCTAAATACATGAGCAAACCTACCATTTTGGCTCAAGTTATTCGGATAGATCAGGAAATACACACCAGCTGCAGTGACATATTTTAACAGAGCAAACTGCCCACCAATAAGGGAGTTTGCCAGAAGAGACATACCAGAAGTAGCTCTAATAGGACGAGCGATACCCCCACCAATACCCGGAACTGTAAGAGTTACAGCACCCGTATTTGTCGTAACAATAGGCAGAAGGATAAGCTGATTGTCACCACCAGAGACAACAGGAGTACCTACTGATGCACTGCTTACTAAAGCATTTGCAGTACCTGTTGGGGTGGTCAGAGCAATCAGACTGGCAGAGCCTGTCTTGGAAAGTGTTGTCAGCTGTGATGTTGCTGTAGGCACACCAGAGACAGGAACATTGCTGTAGAGAATCATTAAGCTGGAATCAGTTGCGTGATCTGTCCAGTAGTATTGACCTGAAGCAATCAACGAAACACTGGTCAGAGCCAATGCACCACCAGTACCACCGCCAGCAGCTGCGAACGAAGCAGTAGGCAGAGTATGTGCAGCTGTACCAATCTTACGACCCGGTGAGGTCATCGTAACAGAACTGATAGCTCCACCAGAAACCATAAAGGTTCCTGTAGGCGTAGCTTCCATGTTACCGCCAGACCACTGGAGATCATAAGGACCGCCGTTAGTATAACCAGAACCTCCCGTTACAGCACCAAAAGCTACACCACGAGGAAGCAAGGAACGGCTATCAGGATAATATCCTGAAGTTAAGCTGGCTAATTGAGCAGAGTTATAAGCTGAGATAGCCGCATCTCTGGCTGTTTCTGCAAGAATTCTGCTGGCAGTTGCCAACGCATTTTGAGCTTCAGCTAGAACAACTTGTGCAGCTGCTAAGGCAACCTGATCTTCAGCTAAAGCTACCTGAGCTTCGGCCAAGACAACTTGAGCTGCTGCATCATCAACAACACTCTGTGCAGCTGCAATAGTATCATTTGCATCATTGATGGCTGTTTCAAGAGCCAACGACATTGCATTGAGGTCTTCGATCTTAATGTCAGCTTGACTGTTAAAATCTACAATAGCGTTAGTAGCTGTGCTGTTCAGCAAAGCTGTCTTGCTGGCAGCCAGTGCGTTGATAGCAGCAACCTGTTCAGCGCCAGCTTCAAGTACATCTTCAGCTGCGTAGCCTTGAGGGCCGGGAAGTCCTTCATTCAGAAAGACAACTTCAATCTCTTCAGCCATATCAACTTAATCCCAATTGCTGACCCCACCTTCAACAATGAAGGGGGCTACAAAAATGTTGTCTCTAGGACCAGAACCAGTCCGAGTAACGATATCGTAATGTCCTTTCAGCGGACTAAGATTCAACATTACGTTTTCATCTACTGAAAGGAGAATCTTTCCATCAAGAGGATCACCATAGATAGCAACGTTAATGTTGCAGATCAGATCACTCAGGGTGTTTTTACCGTATCTTGCTTGTGAGAAGAAGGTTCTACCGTTCAAATCAACAGGAACACGAACACCATCTACCAGCTTTGTAAGCAAAATTACTTTGGAAATAGCTTCATTGTTACGAGAAATGAGTGCCATTTCCTTAAGATATGGTGTGGGCACAGACCCCTCCAATGTGACGCTCAAAGTGTTCACGTATACAAAGCATATTCGACTGAAAGTCAACGTAATGAAGCATCCAACGACCAACCTATATCTTCTGCATAATCGTATTTTAATGATGCTGTACGCCGTTGGTCCTAGAACCAATGAAGAATTAGCTGCTTTGCTAAACAACAAACCGACCTCTGTTCGTGTTGCTAACTCTTTAAATATAGCCATGGGCTTAGCTACATTAACCCAAGAAAACAAGAAAGAAGCAGTCTTTACTATTACTCAACAAGGCATTGACCGTCTTCTTAAGCTGCCACCCACTAAGCCCGGAGATCGACCTCCCCCTACTAGGGCTAATCCTGTTAAGGATAAAGTGCTTACAGCTATGCGTAATGGTGGATTAAAAGCTACAGATTTTCAAAAAGTAACCACAACTCAACGAAGACTTTACATCATTGTTTCCGAACTTAAGAAGTTAGGACATCCAATTAAAACAAAGAAAAACAAAAAATTGGTAACCTATTACATAGATTAAAAAGGCCCCTCTTAATGAGGGGCCTTTAGTTTTTTAATTAGTTAATTACCTGAGCAACAGGAAGAAGTGCAGCACCTCTCCATGCATTCCAGATACCAAATGCATTATCTGCACGACCATCGAGAATGAGATTGACCCCATTATCATCCATGACTGTACCAGCTTCGTAAGAACCCGGAACCAGTGAACTCAAGAACGTATGAAGCGGGTTGTTTCTAATCAAACTAGCAGCAACTTTAATCGAACGAATCTTGAAGGAAGGGAACCAAACTAAACCAAGAGCTTCAGCTTTTGTGCGACCTCTACCTGCAAGTAAGTCATAGTTTACAAACTCGTTGGTAATAGCCAGCAAGGCTTCTGCTTTGGTCTTTTTAACAACTCTTGTCAGATGATCATAGAGAACTGCCTTAGCAACAAAGTCTGTATAGGCAACAGTTCTTGTAAGACCATCAAACAGAGCAGTATCTTTAGCCACTACAGCATAACGTCCAGCAGTTTTCACAGCAGGCGGAAGTTTGTCAGCCCATTTACTAACACGATCCCACATACGTCCTTTAGTCATTTCCAGATCATCTTGAGTAAGACCCTCGGTAATCTGGTTAAACTCACCTGCTTGGATCAGAGGATAGATAGCCAGACGCTTGATGATATCTTCAATGACACGCATCTTGGTTTCCAGAATACGAACCTCATCTGGACGCTTGGCTCCTCGTGCTCTAGCCAAATCCACTTCTAAGCTCTGAAGCTCTAACTGCTTTTGTGCATAGAAATGAGTCTCTCTGAGCATTTCAGTCGTCTTCATGGCGATCTGAATAGGACCAATGCCGTTAGCCATAAGCTGAAAGAAGTTAGCCGCAGCATTCAATGCTGGAACCAACATAGATTTGATAACGATAGCAGTACGTGCATCTCCCATCAGGTTTTCCCAAGCTTGTTCACCGACAGTTAAACGACGGTAAGCTTCAGGACCTAAGATACCTGTAAGGAAGTTAGCTGCTGCTTCTCTATTATTCTTCTCAAGAGTGGTGTTACCCGTCCAGAGATCACCAATGCTCATGGTTCGGAAACCAATAATGTTATTGTACAGGTCTTTTCTGACCATGAACTTACCGCCCATACGGGCGTAGATTTCCCTCATATCCTGATCATTGATCAAGGACATAGCATCAGCAATTACAGGATCAGTTGCAGCTAATTCTTTCAGATCAACAAACTCGTCAGTCTGTGCACGACGACCCGCTGTCTCATACATTTTAGCCATACGCTCAATCAGCACATCATTAATGATGCGTGCTTGAATTTCTTCATGTTGACGACCCATCCACATACCGACAGACACAGCTACATTCTGTTGAGTTTCAAGATTGTGTTCGACATCAGCTATATCAACTAATCTCTCATAAGCATAGATTTCACCATCTTTATTATAAAGAGGAGAAAGAAGCTTATCATTATCACTCTTCTTTTGAAGAGCTTTAGTGATTTGTCTCACAGCAGTAATGTCAGTAATCAATCCAGCAGACGGGTTGTCATACGAAGCACCGCTAGAAATATCTAAACCAAACACAGTAGGACGAATGGTACGCATGATACCTTGTTTAACAGCAGGAGCTGTTAAATCAGTAGCAACATAAACACGTTGTTTTCCATTATCATACAGACCTTCGACAGCACCAATAGTTCTACTACCAACAATCTTATACCCAACCTTGGTATACTCATTAACTTTATCGTAAGGCACAGCCTTAAACGAACCAAGCTTTTCAGTGGGCATATAGCCCTTGTTGATATTGTACTTATGACGCTCAGGAACACGCTTCATCTCATGTGCGCGAGCTTGAGCCACCAGAGCTAATGCATACTCCATACCAACACGCTCAGTCTTAGCTAAAGTGCTGAGTGTGTTCATCATATCTGGTTGCATACGAGACAGAACCAACAAGGACACATATCCGTCGATTGCCTTGGTTTCTGGGCTCAGAATGTCAAATGTACCAACTGTCGCTTCACCTGCGCGGTTAGCAATTGCCAGAGCATTACGCTTAACCAATCCATTTGAAGGACGACCACGATCCATCATTTGTGCAAGATCATACGATTCCTTCAGGATAGTGTTAGCTTGATTACCAAACAGTCTCTTAACTTCAGCTTCCTTCTGAGACAGAAGCTGAGGAATAGAAGACGGTGTAGCAAACAGATCAATGATACCTTCAATAGACATCTTCTGATCCAACAGAACAGAGATGTCAGATTGACCATAAGCAAAGTGCTGAGCAGCCCACTCTTCTTTAGTCAGAGTTCTGGTAAACTTATCTTTGATTTGCTTAGGCATACCCTTCAAGAATGCCTGACGAACTTTATCGATAACCATTCGACCCTTTTTGATCAGCTCAAAGATAGTCTGGTTATCTTCATTAGAACCCATAAGTTCTACAATGATGCTTCTGATTTCAGGATGAATATCATTGCTGTTAAGCATGGAAGTCAGCTTAGACACAGCATCCTGCGTTCTAGCTTTATCCATGACTTCGACACCCAGCTTCAGAACGTCTCCAAGGGGTCCTACAACGCCCTCTAAGGATGTACCCTTCGAGGCATCGATTCCTTGTTGGATCGCGTCAGCAGTCTTCCCTAAGCCGTAGGAAATGGTGTCCGCCAGCTTGTCGTTAGCCTTGCGAACAAAGTTACCAGTTTCACCGAAAGCTTTGTTCAGAAGTCCTTGCTCACGATCAGATTTCTCAACCATAGCTACAGCCAGCTTAAGAACTTCATCACCAATCTTCTGATTTGGACGAAGGCTGTAGGAGTTATCCATCAGCTTATCGATCAGGGCTGCGCCATCCTTACGCAGCACACTGTCAACAGTGTTACCTTGTAAGGACAGCTTTTTGTCTCTGACGCGAATACGACTGAAGAGCGTTTGAGCAATCTCGTTTGTAGCGCCTAAGGCCACAAACACAGCAAGCATATCGACTCCCATATCGAACTTACCACGCAGGATATCGTAACGCATATCAGCGCGTGCAGCTTCTGCTGGGTCTTTAGAATCCCTGTCCATCATCATAACGTTTTGGTCTAACTGCTCCAGCACTTCGCTGTAGTAGTTATTCATTTTAACGTTGAAGGTGGGATCAGCAATTTGGTTCGCATGATAAGCAGCAACCATCATAACGAAAGCACGTTGTTCTTCGTTACTCATGTCAAAGCCATTAGCTTTAGCAATAATGGCTGCATTTTCACCATAAGCTAAGGCCATTTCACTAGGTTTAATCTTGAGCTTTTTCATAAGCTCAGGATTGATATCAGCACGACCAACAAGTTTAGCCATCTTCTGAGCGATGTCATCCAGATCAGGACGAGTCCCAGTAGAGTGCTGAAGAATTCGATTAGCTGCTTGAAGGGTGGGTGTAAGTGGCTTGCTGCCAATAACAATCAAGGAGTTGAAACGAATGTTCCAATCCATACGATCATTATTGTCAGGCAGAGAGAACATACGCTTAAGCAGAGAAACCATCTCTCTGGTGATACGAGCCAGCTTGCTTTCAACTTTGATCTTAGAGTTCAGATTCATCAGACCTTGGTTAGCCAAGTTCCATGCCATGAATTCATTCAAAGCAGACGACTGATCTCCCTTTCTCAAGAAGCCTTCAATAGCTGCTCTTGCATGAAGCACAGTGTCGTCAGGTCCGTTCACTTTGCGTAAGTAAGTGGCACTAAGCCATTCATTTTGTAGAATAACCAGACGTTCTAAAGCAGCTCTTACAGCTGGTTCCAGCACTTCAGGGTTACTGAAGAATGCATCTACCTTATCAAAGGTCGCAGCATGGATAAGCTCGTGAGCCAAAGTCTCAGACGAACCATTAGCCACCACAATCAGTTTCTGACCCGGAGCAGCAATACCATTGTCACCCTTCTTGAAGGTGTGACGGATACCTCTTGTTGTAAGGTAATCTGTAGCTGCTCTCTTGGAACCAATAACGACCGTCCAGTTATCATTCTTCAGAGCGATCAAAGCACGATTGATGAGTGTAGCTTGCTCTCTAGGAAGATTAAGGCTGCTCAATTGTTCAGTAAGCTGAGCTGTGTTCGTAATACGAACTCCAGTCTCATGCTTAGGCAAGTTGTCGAAAGCACTACTGATGTTCTCAGAAGTGTTGTCTTTGACTACAGGTGCATTCTCAATCTTAGCGAGCTCTTCCTCGTAGATTTCATTCAGACGTTTTGCCTTCTCTTCAGGAGTCAAAGCACCAAGGTCTTCACGGCTATTGTCAGCAGCCGTAGACGCAGGAGCATTGATTGCTGCCATGTGGTCTGAAGACAGGTGAACACGCTTCAACGTAGCCTGACGAGCTCGCTCTTGCTTAGATGCAAGATCAAGTCTGTTTGTCAGACTAAAGATAAGACCTTCAACAAAATCAGAAGGTGTCAGTTCATCAGGTAAATTGTATTCATCAGCAGTGTTATTTTCAACAACACTGTTCAATTCTTCTTCAGTAAAGACACTTAAGTTGAATGATTCAGTAAGTTCTTTGAACGTTTTCATCAAGTCAGAGAACGGTGTCCCAGACTGAATGGCATCAAGCGTAGTTTTGTTAATAGCTACACCATTTGCAATCGCATCTTTAATCGACAGATTGATACCGTCGAAGATCATAAGACGACCACCGATCAGACCGGGGGAAGCCTTGATGATCATACGACCATCACCATAAGCAATGTTCAGATATGAACCACCAGCCACACCTGCGATCTGCGGTGTAGGAATTTCCAACTGCGTGAAAATAGGACCATTCATGGTCGATGCGTATGGAATTCTGCTTGGTTTACCTGTCTTAGGATCAATTACGTTAATTGGGGACATCTCCAGTCCCTTAACGTTGATATTGATCTCATCACCTTCAATGTAAGGAAGCAGGAAAGCTACCTTAGACATGATGGTTTTGATCTGGTTAGGAGACAGACCATCGCTCTTGTTTTTGATCTTCTGCATCTCAACTGCGATGAGTCGATCAAATGCTGCTCTAGCTAACGAGGACAGTAAGTTTGTTGATTCTTGAATCAACTTAGAACCATCAATAGATGAACCCATCTCCTTGTTGATAGCATCAACCATTGGCCTTACGTAGAACTGTCTAATTGTATCAGACAACAGTTCTAAAGTTTGAGCTTTCAGTGTGTACTGAACAGCAGATGTTGAAGTTCCCGGAGCACGGGCTTCATCCATTTTCTTGGTATAATATTTCTGCTGACCACCATCGTCGGTGAAACTACGAACACTTGCAGAAGTCAGAACATCAAGAGCTTTCCAGAATGTCACAGATTTAGTGGCACTTTCTGTAAATTTACCACCATCATAGAACATGAAAGTAGCCCAGTTATCGGGCTGTTTATTCTGAACAGCTAATGCATTGGCTCTGGAAATTTCTTCATACAATTTACCAGCCAGCTCTTTGGCTACTTTGTCAGCAATGCCCTTAACACCTGAACCATAGACAGTAATTGTCATGGGGTTTTTCAGCTGCCCACGACCGATCTCGAAATTCCACTGCTCACCATCTCGCTTATACCTGAACTCCTTAGAGCCAAGCAGCGTTGTCATGACGATGTTCATTGCCTCAACTTGATTGATAAGCTTAGACTTTTGAGCAGAATCATTAGCCTTGGAAATCACATTCTGGATTGTCTCCTGCATATAGACACCAGTGCGAACACCACTGACTTGATATGCATCTCCGGGAACAACACCCTCTGCATTAGGCTCATAGGTTTGAGCCAATGAGATAGGTGTCTTGCTGAAGTCGAAACCACCTCTTGTCAGGGCTTCAATCATCTCAAGATCAAAACCACCCAGTCTCATATAGAACAGCGAGTTAGTGGCACCGTCCACTTTACCGTCTGCTTCCACATAGATGTGAGTGGTAAAGGCAGATGCTGTTCCGTTCGCTTTAGCTGTCAGATAATCGGCGTAAGATACTAAAGCATGGAACCCTACTTCAGGAACTTCAGGATCAATTAGAGGGTTATTCTTATTGCGGAATACATCCTTCACAGCATCAATGAGAGCATTTGGCTCAACATTGGTATAGTTTTGAAGCATAGAAACAGCTTTCTGTGTTTCTTCGCTTTGCAAGATTTTCTCTAAGTTAGCATCCCAGACACTATCAAACTGGAGTTCAACTTTAATACCTAAAGCCTGAGCCAGACCTCTACGCCACATTTGATAATCAGCAGTGTCTGTAGAAGATAAGTCTACAACGTTACCGTTAGGAGTCAGAACCTCTCGAACCATCTTAGATGATTGGTTCCCGTAAGCAGCTTGCTGCTGCATACGATTTACAGAGGTAAAGATGTACTCATAATACACACGAATATCTTTAAGTTCAGCGGCAGAAGTAGCTGTACTAACAGCCGTCTGCATCTGATCAATCAGACCTAAGATCGTCTGGAAGGCTCCCTTCACAGAAGTATTCTGGCTCTCTTTGGACAGCCTTGTGTTCTTGTTCATGGTAGGCGGCAGCACACCATTACCAAACAGGCGCAGCATACCATCAGGACCAAGGCGTGCGTAACGCTCGTACACAGGCATGTTCAGTCCGTGACCTACAGCGTTTTCACGAACCTCTGTATCCATCTGCTCGGGCGTCGTAACAGCATTACCACCCTTCTGTTTTTTCTTAGCAAAACCGGAAGGCTTCAGAGCAAACCCAACCGCTCTCTCATCATTTGTGACGATACGTTCAATGAGTCTGGTTTGACCCTTAAAGTTAGGTCCTTCTTGCCCATACTTAGCAAGACCTAATTCATCTGTGTTCACGTTAACAAACACAAAGTTAAACTCATCAGACTTATAAACAGATTCAGTCTGAACAAACTTTGCTTCAACAGCTGCACGAAGAAGTTCAGCAGCAAAGCCTAAGGTCACACCATGAGAAAGACCAATAGGAACGTCTGCATTTGCTTTAAGACCAAGATATCTTTCAATCTTATTAGCTAATGAACGTTGTGCTATCGTAATATTAGTACCTTTATTAAATGCATTCACCAGTTCCTCATCAACCAACATAGGTTGACGAGTAAGATTAAGTGATCTTGCAACACTGTCGGCATCTCTATGAGGCGAAGTTACACTGTTCTGAGCCAACCAATCGGCTAAGGCCAGTAAGCCTGCTGTCAGAATCTTGTCGTTATAGTTCAGAGAACCGTCTTCTTTACGTTCCATCAAGCTGAGCAGGCGTGCTTCGGTGTTGGCAATCCCAAGAGGATCACTCTTATCCAAAGGCGTTCTGCCATCCATAACAGGCGTAAAGATTTTCTCGTTCTTTTTCAGTCGTCTTCCAGCAAACCTAGCCATTAACCGGGTGTAAATTGGGAGGCGAATAGCACCCATAACTTTGCTGTACGCACGAGTGACATCACCAGAAAGCTTTGCTTCAGGCTCTTCAGTAATCTCTGCAAAAGCATCTGAATTGGTTACCGCTGCTATGACATCTTCTAATGCAATAGCACCTTCACCAACCAAACGAGTCTGACTTTCCCCATCTAGGGAGAAGCCATCAAGAAGCAGGTTCTCTCCAGATGTAGATTGGATCAGATCAGGAAACTCTTCTTTGATAGAAGTAGTTTTCTTTTCAACAGGCGCAGCTTCTTCCGTCGCTTGAACCTCCGGCTCCGCCTTCGGTTCTGCGACTACTTCAGCTGCTTGAACTTGAGCAGCATTTTTTGCTGCTTCAGCTTCAAGTTTACGAACACGAAGTTCAGATGCAACTCGTTCAAACTTAACTTCATCCTTAAGTTCTTGTACTTCTTTCAGAAGTGCAACGAGAGTAGGAATAGATTCATTCTTAAGATCATCAACAACAACAGAAGGTTTGATATCTGGCTCTACAACAGGTTCAACTTTCTTTTCAGTTGATTTAGTATCTGTTGTATTATTTTGTTGTTTTGTTTCAATTGTAGTAGATTCACTACGTTTAGCTACAATATCAGGATTCTTTTCATCAAAGTCTGCTTTCTTAGCATCTTTGAACACCTGATCAGCAATCTTTTTAAGCCCAGAATCCATACGGATAGCTTCAACAGGCTTAAGACCAAGTTCAGGATTTTCTGCAACTAACTGGTTATACGAATCAATAGTGTACTCAGCATCGATACCAATCTGCTGAGAATCCACAATTGACTTCAGATTCTTACCAAAACGAGCAACAGTCCAACCCTTTTTGGGTGTGTACCATTCCTTAGTTTTTCTATTGTAGGCTTGATAAAAAACTTCAGGATTATAGTTCTTTTCAGTACGACCAACGAACGACTCATTCACAGCAGCTAATTTGTTAGCCATGTGCTGAGCAAAGTTACCAAACTCAGCCAGCATTTCAGCTGCACCAGCAGTGTCACCCATGGCCTTCAGTCTGTTCACACCTTCTGTGTGAGCACGAACAGATGGCCCTGCTGAGCCAGCTTCCTGAGCATCAGCAGACTGGATTTCAAAGGCTACACGAGATGCTTCGGGAGGCTTAACACCCAAGACTTCAGCGGCAGCTGTGGACGCTTGGAGCGTCTTTGAGAGCATAGCTTCGGTACGAAGAGCGACCTTTTGCTGCGGCGTAAAGATTTCGCCTGCATCGTCATTCTCAGAGTGTTTGAACAGTCTGTCGAGAACTTCTTGGGGTACGGTCTCCGGGAAGAGCATAGTTTGAAGGGCACCCGTCCTTGCAGCCCTTTGACCTTCCGGCGTCGAAATATCTTCAACATCTTCAACCTTTATCGGAGGTACAGATTTCAGCGCAGCTTCAAGACTATCCTTGAAAAGGATGTTGTCTGTAATAGCTGCTTGAGCAGTAATGATTGTTTTCAGATCATTAGCAATAGCACCACCGGGTGTTACTTTAGCCTGTAATGCTCTGACAGCTTCAAGATTCTCAGGTGTAATTCTGTTCTGTTGTTCATGAATAAACAGAGCCAGTTCAAGACGTTCTTCAGGTGTAGCATCTTGCTCTGCCATTCTATTGGCAGCTGCTTGCATCACATCAATAATGTTGGAAGCTTCCTCGGCAGGAATACTACCTAACAGACGTGCTTCAGCTTCTGTCTTTGGTTCATAAGTTTGAGGATCAAACCCAAACTGCTGACCCAAAGCAGCTAAGTCATTCTGGTATGTAGTAAATTCAGCTTCATCATCGATAGGATCAATGCCTTCAGTTTGTGTAGGAACATAAACTTTAGGAGCTACAGCAGCTCTAACAACGTTTGAAATCTCTGCTTGAGCATCAACACTATTACGATTGTTTTCTTCTCTTCCTTTATTAATAAGAGAATCAATCTGTCTTCTAGTTAAATCAGCAGCACCTTGGGCTAAATCTCTTGTTGTACCCATAACTGCCGAAGGACCAGCAAACACACCTGCTGTACCAGCACCAGCGATAGCTCCTTCAGCAGAAGCTTCACCGACACCTTGGCTTAAGTTATATTCATTATCTGCCGCAGACCTAATACCAACGTTTTGGGCAAACTGGCCTGAACCAGATTGAATACCTTCTTCAACTGTCTCTTTAAGAACGTTAGAAGCACCAGTTAAGAATGAGCCAGCACGTAAAGGATTGGCTTCAAACTTAGATACTAAAGCACCAGTTGCTACACCGATAGGTGCTTGGATTGCAGCAGCTATCTGACCGGCTCTATTAGCAACTCTAGCTTTTGCTCTGGCTGGATTGATACCAGCATCAATAAGCTCTCTGTACATCTGAGAGCTTTCAAGAAGCTCATCATGAGACATTGCCATCACTTGATCGATTGTGCCTGTGTAAGCACCACCACCCTCAAGCGCACCAATAGCTAAAGACATACGACTACGGTCGAGAACTCGACCAGTAGCGACAGCTGCATCGTAAACACGAGGCTGAGCAATAGCTACAGCAGCAGAACGACCAGCTCCAAAACGTGTAAGAGCTTGTCTACCAATTGCTTTCAAGCCACCGGAAACTACACCACCACCAGCAAGTGAACCAACGCCCTGAGCAACACTGTCTGTTACCAGCATTCCATCGCTGACAGTAATGGCAGATTGATCAACAAAGTTACGACCAATACGTCTGATAGTGGCTAAACCCTCACCATCTTCTCGCTCTTGTTCATAACGTGCTTGGTTATCAGCAGAACTAACATTTGCTTGTGCAGCTGACGCTCTACGTCGTGCATTCAAAGCATAGGATTGGTTCTCTCTGGCCCAAGCACTATTTTCATTTACGATGTCTGCTAAACCAACACCTGCATCTTGATTAACAAGACCAGTACCGAGAGCAGCAATACCACCTAATCCACCAAACAGAGCAGTAGCAGCACTACCTGCTGTATCTGTTATAGGGGCAAGACCTGAACGAGTAGATGCTAAATCTCCGTGAAAAGAGGCATCCCCACCTGCACGAGCTCGAAGAATTTGTAAGCCCTGCTCTTCGCCGTATTTTGCTACCAACTCATCCGCATTCATTGTGCGGGCATCTTGGAAGCGTTCGTTCGGAACTAACGATCCATTACCTCGGTATCTTGCAGCACCTACATTATAATAGTCAGGTTCTACAGCTTCTTGAGGAACTGCTGAAAGGAAACGTTCGTTCGACATAATATAACGGCCCGTGCAAATGCAGGATAACCCGTCTTCTGTATCAGAAAAAAAGCTCCCCACAATATGTGAGGAGCTTTCTTTTTTCTTAGATTATCTCGGCTCTCTAGGACGCTGGGTAAATCTAGGAGGTGTTCTGGTTCTAGTAGGTGCTGGGGCAGGTTGTGCCCCCCTCACTAACTGACCTCCTACAAACCTTGGAGCACTTCCTCTTTGAACAACTTGACTTCTAGTAGGTTGTCTAACCAGATCACTTACTACGTTACCGCCTAAAAACCTATTAACAAGACTTCCATCTCTAGCACCAACTGTACTCCAATCATTTAAGTAGGAACCAGCCTGACCATTAGTCCTACTAATTGTAGGATCATTAGCTTGTGCTCTTATGGCAGCTACTCTTGCAGCAGCTACTTCAACAGCTTGAGCATATCTCGAAATATCTGCTCTACCATTACCTGCTGCTTGGGCTTGAGTCATTCTTGTATAAACTGCTCTTGCTCGTGCTTCTTCTGCTTGAGCCGCAGCTAAGTTGGTTTGAAGTTCCTGACTTCTGCTAACTACTTCAACTTGACCCTGCATATCACCGTTTTGAACACGACGAATGAGAACAAGAGCTGCTTCACGATTAGGAGCAGATGCACCTCTATTGCCTTCTGCAAATGACCAGAATCTTTCCCCTAATCCACGATTTCTTGCAGTTGAACGTAAAGCCCATGCCGCAACAGGTGCTGTGACATTTGCTTGGTTCATTAAATTCTGAACATCTTCTCTTAAACGATGTGTTTGTTGTCCTGCAAAAGGACTTCCTTCACCAACAAGCTCTAAAGCCACAGCCTGTGCATCAGTGTCTGTTGGAAGTCTTGTAGCAGCAAGATAACCAGCAGCTAAAGTAGTATTACGACCACCAGCACCAGTATCTGTACCAACATTTACACCTCTTTGTAAGTTTCCTTGAGTTGTTCTTACAAGTGAAGGATTGGTGGGACCGGGAAGTTGACCGCCAGTTTCAACTTTTACAATTTCATTTCTTGCTTGTTCCCACGGCATAGAACCAAGAGCACGAAGGTCACTATCAGACATATTCTGAAGACCCTGCCAACGTGCTCTTAATGCAGAAGGCTGACCTCTAGTGCTCTGGAAAATAGCTTGAGCTAACTTCTCTTGGTTCTCTCCAGACATAACTTCACTGGCCCAATTAGGACCAAGAACACGAGGTGCAAAATCGGCTAAAGTTTCTTGAGTAAACTGATATGCACCAACAGCGGATGAACCAAGTGTAGGCGGTAAACCAAGTTGACGATTTCCTCTTGTGTTAGGAATTAACACATTTCGACCAAAGGAAATTGCCTCAGCAACTGTCATTTCACTGATTGGTTTTGGAGGTTGCCCAAACTGTCCATTACCAAGAACAGTATCATAAACACCTCCACTAGGAGTTCCAGCAAAGGAACCAGGAGCACTAGGTGCTCCCGGTGTACCCGGAAGAGTTTGTTCATCTAAAGCAGAGTTAAGAACATCAAATGCACCCGGAATAGCACTTCTTACAGCATTAATAACTTTAGCATCTTCATTGCTAAAGTCTCTGTTTAACTGAGTAAGAGCACCAAACTGATCAACATTATTCGTCGTAATTTGGTTCAGAATAGCTTGAACTCGGTCATTCTGAGTATCCTCAAGAACACTTCTATCCCAAGTATACTGTGCCTGTGCAGCTGCTATTGATCTGCTTCTTGTACCACTAATATTTTCAATTTGAGCAGCTGTTCTGGCTTGTCTTAGTAAGGGCGCAGCTCTTTCATCATACACTTCTCGTGTAATCTGACCCGTTTCTAATTGAGTTGCTAAATCATAAAGACCACGCTGAACGGCAATACCAGCCTCACGATCTGCTGCTTCACGAGTTCTTTCATCAAGAGTAAATGTACGATCTACCCTACCGTCAGCATAAGCCGTCTCAGCTGCTCTACCACTACGCAGTGTTCCTAAGTAGTCCCGAGCATTTGCTATATCAGCAGCTGTTAAGTAGCTGAGATCACCCATCAGATCACCGTCAGCAAGATCACCGACGTATCCTGCAACGTCAGGCATACCTGTAGGTTTACCGTCAGGACCGACAGCGCCTAAGGCAAATCTATTTTGACGACGATAAAGCTCAGTAAGGTTTTCTTCTCTACGTTGACCTTTCCATTGATCAACCACACCAGACAGGTCTTGGAACGCGCTACGTACAGAAGCGCCAGCAGCAGACTGAGCTCTAAGGGCTGATTCCCCAATGTCAGGGATCGCCAGAGGTTGCCATTCAATACGAGCCATCAGGCTTTATCCTCTACGTTCGTCACGAGCTTCCCACCTCTTACGTGCTTCTTCTCTAGAAGCATCAGAGGTGCCCTCAACTACCTGACGAGAGCGAAGCTTATCATCAAGCTGAAGGTTAAATGCTTTAATTTGGTTTGCAAGATTGGTATCAAGCAGACCTTTTTGATGATTAAAACTAGCTTTAGCTAGTTTATTTTGTTGGAGACTATTCCAAATATTAGCACCAGCAGCAAGAGTCCCAATACCAAGTTGGAGAGTACCAAGATTCTTTCCTAATCCATCAACTCCAAACCAACCTCTATTCATTCCGTTACCATTACCAAATGCAGCATTTGCTGACATATCGGATGCAGACGGAGGAGGACCAAAACCAAGTCCGGTGTTCAGATCAGCTGGTACAGGCCCATAATTACTAAAAGGCTGAGCACTTCTAAGTCCTGGAATATTTCCAGCGTAAGCTCCCGGCCAACCACCCGGACCTGTATTGATGTTACCGAGTGAGCCAATAGGAGGAGCACTGGGTACGGAGAATAAACCTTGCCAGCCGTTCATTGTTAATCCTCGCTATACGGATTGCGAAGCGTAAGCTCCGCGAAGTTTGTAATCAGATTATTGCTCATCTCTGCAATCTCCGATCCTGTCAATAAAGTACGAGACAAGAATGTCTCTGATGGTTCTGTGAAAAAGCTTTGTGCAGCCTCAGTCAGCGCCATTGGATTAAACAGTGCCGTACCATATCCAAATTGATCTGCATACCGTTCCTGTAATTCCAAGGACTCTTGGCGGTATTTATCAATGAGTTCTTGTGTCTTCTTAAACATCTCCATGGTGTCAACATTCACCATAGAAGCATAAGCATTACCCACAGCATTGGTCATTGCTAACAGGTTTGAAGCAGACATCAGATTTGAGAATGATGATGCTAAAGATTGTCCAGATGCCATTGCGTTACCAACGTTCATTGTAATGAACATAGCAAGAGCAGCAACAATCTGACCAACTTTCTCACCAAAAGCCTGTACAGCAAGGTGTGTAAATATCTTCATCAGCAGCATACTGAGGATCATATTGACCACTACGCTGATGATTGCGTTAATAATCACATTAAGTGTGATAATAGTAACCGCAGCAGTACCTACTGTTGTTGCAGCACCTGCGGCTGCACCAGCAGGAGGATATAAAATGGTAAGAACCACTACAGCAACAAACACAAATACCTTAAACCATCCTCTCGCATACCAAGGCTTCTTTACAATTTGATAGCAATTAAACACAATGTTCACACACTGTGTGCTCATTTGTGTTGAGTCTACTAATGACATCTCTCTGAAGGTGTCATATCGAATTGGAATAAGGAATTCAGAATCACTTTCATCCAGCAAAGCTTGTGCTGCTGTAATGGTAACTGACTTACCATTGTAAATGTGATTCTTATGAACCATACCCTTAATGACAATCTTCTCATAAGAAGTATCTGATACTTGGTGCCAAGCTTCAATTGTATCTATAGTAAGATTCTCAACTTCATCAGTTGTGTATGCACTAGCTACAATTGTTTCATTACCGACAAAGGTGAACCAAACATCCCCTCTGACGGCTTCAGGACGGCCAAGACCAGACCCAGTAGAAAGAGTCATACTTTTCCAGCTAATCTCGATCTTGAGATTAGTTTTACCCGGTCCTTTATCCTCAATGATTACATAGTTTTCTGGAGCAGCAGCCACAACAGGTCGTACGGGCTGAGTACCCACAGTAGGTAATCCCGGATCAAAGACCAGTTGGTCACCATACCAATCAGTCCATGAGTTTATATCAGCATTCAAATCTGTTTGATTTGCGAGCCAAGCATCATAAGCACTTGAGCTTACTGTCTGATTATCGAGTAAATGCTTGAAGTATCTAAACATGTACCGACGTGAAGACATATCCACGGTGTTTAATGATACACCAAAGAATATGTAGGCAAAGTCGATGTCTTCAAGATCAGGGTTTTCCTCAATCTTGCTGATCAGTTCATCATACTTCTGTCCTGAAGCTTTTTTGTATGCTTTCTTTGCTTCAGCATAGACCTCAGGTTTGTAGCTTTCCGACAGAAACCGATTCTCATGTCTAAGAGGAATCTGAGGAAGATACTCACCTGTTGTTGCTCCAAGCAAAAACAGGGCATCTAAAGCTAAGGAGCCAGAACCTCTACGGTAGATAAACAGTTGAGGACTGGTTCTTCTGTTTATTGTCAGGATACGGCTATAAGCGACATAGAGATAATCTCCTGTGCCTCTGTAACCTGTTGGTGTGAACAGAACATTAGGAGTGCCATCGTCAAAAACGATGAGACCGTCTCCAGTAGCTTCAACGTAATCTACTCTCCAAGTGTCAGTTGGTTCTTTCAGAGGGAGATTTTCCCTCATCCACTGACGACCCCACATTTCAATTTCAGCTGAACCACTATCGATCCAATCAATCTCAGCATCAATCTCGAAGTCAGCCAGCATTGCTGCTGCTACTGAAGCAGGATCAAACTCAGGCTTCCCATAGAACCTGTCTGTGGAGATACCGACCTGTTTATAGTTGGTTCTAGCCCAGCGATGGTAACTACGCAGACGTAACCCAACACCAGTTTTATAACCCTCACGAATCGCTTCACCGGGGTTAAACTGTTTCTGAGTCAGAAGACTCCCGAGCATAATGCTTTTGAGATAGTCTGGCCGATCCTCTACAGGACCGGCCAGATTGTACACTACCGATGAGACGTAAGTCTTTTTTCGAGAACTAAACAATCCCATCTTAAAGCCTTACACTAGATCGTTATCTGTTCTGATAATACCAAGAATGGCATTGAGATTGGCGTTGTTAAAATTATCCGGGGGTAATGTACCCTCGTCAATCGTCTTCATTGTAATCCACGCATCAATGAAGGGACGTGCTGCTTTCAGTTGAGCATCCTGTTTATAGGACTGAATCTGCTGTGTATGCAGATCTTTTTGTTTACCAAGCGTACCAGTTACCGGAGTAGTATTATCTGATCTGGTATCAAGTGTCTGAGCACGAGCAGCTTCATGCTGCTCTTTGGTTACATTAATTTGCTCAGTCATCAGAAGAGTCTGCTTAGGCATATGATTAGCCAACTGATACTCAGTAGTATTAGCTTGTGCAGCAGCAGTACGAACTTGTTCAGGTAACAGATCAGTCGTAGTAGCTACGATATTAGCTGTTTGAGCTTCAATCTGACCTTTTTGTTCAACAAGAATATCTGCTTCCTTAGGAAGAATATCAGATAAACGATATTCAGCTGTACAAAACTCAATACGAGCAGTGGCTAATTGCATCTTAACCAAAGCTGTTTGAGCTTCAGCAGCAGCCGATTGATGAGCCATCAAGCGCATACGGTACTTGGATTCCTCCAAGGCAACGTGGGCTGTAGCTAACTGAACAAGAGCCAGCTTAGATGCTGTCTGAGCACTCAGAGCCTGCCAGTAAGCCTGATCCTTCTGGAGCAGGAACTGAATAGCAGCTGCTAAAGCCCCAGTAGAGAAATCTACATAGGACTTAGCAAAATCATTATTGGTAATTCGTCCTGCTGTTCTCTCCCTATCAAGGTGAGCAGTCACAGAAGTCATTAACTTATCGAAGACGCCTGAGCCTCCGGTCTGCCCTTCAGTCAAATCTTCCATCTTGATGGATGGAGTATCCATAAAGACAGAGAGGTCTAAGGCTGGGAATTCAGGCATAACCACACCGGACAAGTCCGGGAGGTCAACGCCCTCCTTCAGAGCATCAAACATCTCATCAGCGATTGGGGCTGGATTGCAAGTCATTGGCTCAGGCTTCTTCTAGTGTGAATCTTAGTCCGCAGCGGCTTCAGCTGCACCCTGAGCACGAGCTAACTCTTTAAGCTCAGTCGGGGTAAGCGGATCAAGAATTCTGATGGAGAACTCAGGCACCATCTTCGTAGTTGGTGCTGCTCTAGAACCCTTCGGAGGGTCTTTGATTTGCAGATACTTCTTACGAGTCAGGAACTTATAAAGGAAGAACGGGATATGATAAGCTTCCCCGGCTTCATTATAAGGAACAAACTTCTTAACTGTACCCACAACATCGTTGTGAACTGTAAAGATTTCTCCCGGAAGTTCAGCTTTAGCAGGATTGAGGCAAGCAATTTGCACTCGAACCAGACGAGTCATATCCAGACGAAGATTCTTACGGGCTGTAAGTTCATCAATCTGCTTATCAGCAGGCAGAGTAACATCAGCAATCAACGGGTCTTGAAGAAGCTGTTCACGAGCTTCTTTAAGTTTGTTGACCATAGAGGGAACACCTTCATTCGGACTGAAGGTAACACCTAAAAGCTTACCGTTTTCACGGAGCTTTTCTTTAAGTTCTTTTTCAAACTCAATCTGCTCTTGAGCAAGTTGTTTGTTGTTGGCTTCCTTATTCGCAGCTTCCACCGCTTTGATAAGGTCTTCGCCTTCAACTTTTTTATTTTCGTCAGCCATTGGTTCAATCTTTCAGGGTTGGTCTAACAAAAAGGGGGAGGGCAGGACCCTCCCCCTCTGTACTTCGCTTTATAGCGAAGATTACTCGCGGACAACCAGCTTAATCAAGCCGATACGCTCAGGGCGCATCACGAGGATACCGTAGTACCACTTGATCGAACTGAAGCCAGTTTCCCCATAGGGGTCCGACTTATCAGCAGTTTCCTTGCCCGGCATCTTAGTAGTGATGTCGAACTTCATGGACTTGCCGTCCGTCTGGAAGCCGATGGTAACGAACGATTCGTCACCAACCACCAGCAGCGGGAAGATGTCGTAACGATCATCGCCAGCAACCAGAGTGGAGCGATAGCCGGGGTTAGTAACAACCTCAGCACCAGCACCAGCCCAGTGGAGCATGTTCGGCACTTCAATCACACGGAAGGGACCAATTGCACCAACTTCACCTTCCATGGCCGTACCGGCATCAGCGTACTGATGCAGGGGGACAAAGGCAGGCTTATCAAACTGATCCACAAGGTCCATCAGTTCGGCCACCGCTTCCGGGGAACCGTAGATGATGCGAGCCGCTTGGATCGTTCTCGTATCCACATAACGCGAACCCGAGATGATCGTGGTGTGCTTCGGCGTCAGGTTATCCGTGAGGATACGATCCATCCGCGTCAGCGTGGAGTAGGCCACCTTCGTAGCGCCTGCACCTTCAGCCGTAACTTCGTCGTCATCCGTGGCAGCGCCCGGGAAAGCAACGACACCAGCATTGGTGAGCAGGTCGATTTGAAGCATGGACTCCGACAGTTCAACCGCACCGCTCAGCAGTTCCCTCGAAAGGTGCTGCATCAGGTCGGCATCCGAGTCGAAGCTCAGGGATTCTGCGGTAAACTCGGTGAAGAAGCCGAGCTTTTGCAGAGTACCTCTACGCTCCAGACGGGTGAAGCCGACGCGGTTAACGCGACCGCCATTTTCCGTCAGAGTAGGCAGACGATCCGTAATGGTGCCAATGTCTTTGGACGAACCGTACAGGTTGCCGTTGACAGTAGCGACACCAGCGGCATCGATACCTTGGTTGTACGTGTTCTTGTCCGACAGAAGCGGGACATACTCGTACATGACCATCGTCTTACCCATGTTCTTGGGCATCGAGCGGGTAGTAGACAGCTGAGTGAAGTACTGCTTCTTACGAGCAGTCACCAGTGCCTTACGCAGCCAGAAGAAGGTCTGGAACTGGTCAGTGCCAGTGCCGTTAATCGTGGAATCTTGCCCATCGATAGGGGCTTTATACTGCAACATGTTGAGCCCTTTCAGCCCTATGCCGGAGGCGAAGACATATTTTCTATGTCTTTGTCACTCAGCGAATAAATATCAGGAACTTGTTTCGCTACGCCGGAGCCAACCCGAGGGGAAGCAGCAGCAGCGGCGCGGACATCTGGGGTTTCAACCTTCCGAGGTGCGGGACCAGAATGTACCGGAGTTCTAGCAACGGGCTTCGCAGGCACGTTAGCAGGAGTATTCACAGTACGTTCTACCGCAGGGCTTGGATTTTGAGCCTCAGCTGCTCTAGCCATCTCGTCACCAACCTGTTTGAAGGCATGGATGAAGGGAGTGCCAGCGGGGATTTGACCAAGGGTACGACGACGTTCGACTTCAGTGGCAACAGTGTCATAGACACCAGATTGCTTGTACTCAAAAATCTGACGGACTGCCTCAGCATTTCCCCAAATTGCGTCCTTGGACGGTTGGTCCCAGGAATCGATGAGCGCCAGTGCTTCCTTACCGCCTTCAAGGGTGCGAACCTCTTTAAGCGTCTCAGTAAAGGTAACCGCTTCATCTGTTTGAAGATGACTTACAGCTCTATATTGATCACCTGCGTCTAAGTCTAGAGCAAAGATATCAATTTTTAGATCTTTTACTAATCTTGCAATAGCTTGAGGGTTACCATTGTACAGATCAATCATATGAGACAACGCTGTGTCGTCTCCAAGAAGACCAGCAGCCTCTAGCATTGCAGCAGACTTACGAGCAGGCTTCAAAGCCTCCATCTTCTTCTCGTAGCCAGCACCTTTCTGGATCAGTCTAAGTGCTTCATCAGCATCTCTTAGAGTGATCTCAGTACCGTTTGCTTTAATTGGTTGCCCAATTAACTTCTTATAAGCTTCTTCATAATTAATTGAAGGAGCTTCTTCAGCAGGAACATTACCTTCTTTAGGCTCTTCAGCCACAGGAGGTTTTTTCTTTTCTTCTACTGTTTTCTCTACAGCGACCTGCTCAGTAGGCGGTGTTTGCTTGTCGAAGTCTGAATCAGAAACGTCTTCGTCCTTCGGCTTCTCGCCTTCCTCGTTGTCGCCTGCGGCTCCAACTTCGTCGGCTTCAGCCTTGTCCTCGACTTCTTCATCAACAGGAGGAGTAGTTTCAGTTTGCTCTTCTTGTTGTTCTTCAGGAACAATATCAGAAGTATCAAAGGAAGAGTCAGTAAGACCAGCAATGTCTTCATCACTCATGTTTTGAAAATCAGTAATCTTCATGATTCAGGTTCTTCTTCTTTAATTTCGATGAGTCGGTCTAGCTCAGGAATCTTTTCCCTAGCATCCTCACCTTCATTACGTACACGACTAAAGTAATCTTCTAGAACAAAAGCTGCTTGTGCTTGGTTGCTTCTAGCTAACTTTTCTTCAGCCGTCATTGCTTTATTAGCAATACGAGTAAGATGTATTACTTCATCTTTCATAAATCCATTCAGAATAAGCTTCTGAAAAGAAACATTATGCTTGAGTTGGTCTAAAGCAATAAGGAGTTCTACCTTTCGGCGGAACTCCCTACGCTCATTTTCTAGTTCAGACATATGGTTCAACAGGTTCTATTGGTCCGGCAAATCCCTGATCTTGCATCGGGGGAGCCATGTCAACAGGTTGTTGCATCATAGGTTCTGGTTCAATCGGAGGAAGTCTGGGAGCAGGCTTATTGGCATCTTTAGTTAGTTCATTGAAACCAATAGCTGCTTCAACATCACCCGGCTTTTCTCCCTCTTTCTGAGGTTTAACCAGAGCTTTAGTAACTTCATAAGTCTGATTTGCTTCACCTTGAGCTTGAGCCAGTTGCAGAGCTCTTTCGTGTTTAACACCCTGCTCAGTTTCTGCTGTATCAAGATCAGTCTCTCCTGCTTCAGCCAAGGCTTTCTTAGCCTGAGCTTTCATAAGCTCTGACTTAGCTTGAGCTTCAGCAATCTCGACCTCTAACAGAGCAACTTCTAGCTCTGCCTTCTTAGCAGCCACTGGATCAGGCTTAGGCTCGTATTCCTTGATGGCTTTTTCCAAATGAGGAAGACGCTTAAGGCGTGCAATTTCCATCAGGATAATCTTGACCATATTCCAATCACCCTTGGGTCCAAGGGTTTGAAGCATGAAACCAAGGTCTTGAGACTGAGCTTCATCCACTTCAGCGGTGGCAATATCAATCTCAATATCAAAAAAGCCTTTAAGTTCTGCACGATTAATAGTGACAAACTCTTCATCTGTCTGATCTTCAGGTCTTTCAATACCAATACGTTTAGTATTGGTAACTCGAATGACTTCTTTGTCACTCAAGAAGACTTGGTTCATAGCAATGAACTTACGAGCAATCTCAATAAGACCCATAACTAGACGACGAAGAATACCCATCTCACGCTTTGCAGCGGAGTCCAGCATTCCTCTGATACCAGCAGCAACTTTACCGTAACCATCTCCAGACATACCACCAGAGAATGCTTTAGTACCTGTAATACTTTCTGCATCATTATTCAGAATCGTCATCAGATTTACAGCTGAAGACGAAAGTTCTGGATAAGTATGATGCACAATAGCATTTTGTGCAGGCATGTTGGGATTGAACTGATAATTCTGTCCGTTCTCGAATCGCTTCTTGTTGACAGCATCTAAGGTGCCAGCAGCAACACCTGTCTGCCCAGCAGCCGATCTACCGAGAATATCAATCATACCTCGGAGCAGAGCACCGATGTTCTGTTGTTGGTCACCTAGTAAGGCAGCATCGCTTTCCCCATACACAGAGCGTTTCTGCGGCATGTACGGAACAATAACGAACGGAGGCAGACCATCAGGGAACGGGTTCTCAGCCATACGAATGAGGATGTCACCGAGCCAACAAGCAACAATAGGAACCAGTTGCCCTGTCTTGTGGATGTCGTACATCCCCCAATATTCGTGGACAACAACCTTTTTACGGGACTTATCATTAAACTGGAAAGACGTATCAGCAGACTGTGCGTGATGATACTCAGTTTGCAGAGGTCCAACTGCTTGCCAGTCAACCTTATCTAAGTTCTTGTAACCTAAAGCCTTACGATCAGCGAGTAACTGCGCTCTATTAGTTTCATAAGAGTAGATCATAAACATTGCTTTGGTGATATCACCACCGCAAGTAGGATCAATACGCAGGTTACGTGGATCAATAACCTCTGCTGTAGGGCAGTTCTTTATAATTTGTTCTTCTTCAATTTCGTTCTTTTCGCCTGTTGCTATAGCAATGACAATTTCTTCAAACTGATCGAAGTATGCAACAGCAGCTTTAAGTGAGGAAGCAGCACGAAGTTCAAACGTAGTGGGATCAGCTTCTCTAGCTTGAAGAGCTTGCTCAATAAGTTGTTTCTCTTCTTCACTGTTAGGGCTGTAATAGTCAAAGGTATCAACCTTCTTTTTGACTTTACGTGTTTCTCTGTTCCAGCCAGTACGAACAATAACCGTACCTTCATCTACAGCTGAACGAACAAAATCATCCACAAATGCTACACGATTCATCGTTCTATTGAACTGATGGTTCAACAGAAGTTCATTCTGAACAGCAGCTTCCTGATCTTCACCTGTTGTAGGTTTAATAGTGAAGAGTCTGTTGGAACTAAGCATAGGCTCAGAGAGAGCAGAGTATTTCCACTCAGCCTGTCTACGGACAAGTTTCGGCTGGGCCTGAGAACGAGTCTTATCGGCCTTCATTCCAACAGGAAGCTCTCCCTTATGCAGAGAGGCCCATTGGTTGATGTTAGCAACGAGAGCACCATGAGTGCTCTCGCAAGCCAAGAACTCATCCTTCAGGTTTTTGAGCTCAGGCTCAGCAGCCCACTTTGTGAGTTTGTTGTCTCGTTCAGACAACGGCTTAGTCGATACTTGTTCCATAGTTTTCGTACAGCTGTCTGTCAGAGATAAGTTGTGAACCAACTAACCTTAGTTGGGAGTCTCGGAGTTCAAGAGTTGATCGGAGCTCTTCAACCACTGATCTGCCCTCGACAAGGCTTGCGTCGAGTTGGGCTGTATGGCTCGCGAGACTTCTGCACTGATCGGTGCCGGTTTCGGCAAGGGCACGATAATGGGCGGCTCTTCGTTCACTGTCGCGCAAGCCGTCATCGAGCTCAGCATAAATAAGCTGCACAGCGTTATGATATGTTGCTTCTTGAACATGAAGTTGATTCCTAATCTCATTCGTTTCAGCTTTATGGAGACGTTCTTTCTCCATTAACTGACCATTAAGCTGTGCAACTACTAACTCTTGAGCGGCCCGGTCAGAAGCACGCTTAGCCTCTACTGCACTAACTCCGCTATTATAGCCAGTGCTGTAAAGCAAATAGAGTAGCAGAACCCCAATTAAGGGTAGGCCAATGTACTTAAGTAAAAACGAATATGGAATAGGCATGGTCAATCTCCTTAAGCCCAGTCTAAGGCAACTCTCTCCACGTCATTAAGACGACGAATCCACCCCTTACCAAAGGTACTGAATGTATCAAGAGAACGGTAAAACTCTTCTCTAATGTCAGACATAGTACGAATAATATCTGCTTCGTTAAGTTTATTAACAAGCGAGAGAGTCTTCGGACCAATCTTACCATCTTCAACTGCACCTACTGCACGCTGAAGATAACGCATTGCTCTGTTGGTTCCGCTGTTCACAGCTAGGTCAAAGACCATGTAGTCAATACCAGCAGGCAGCTTATCGCACTGACACTTCAGCCAGTAGCCGTCCTTGTAGACAGGAGCAGCTGTCTCGGGCGTCAGCAGGCGCACGTCATTCTTATCGACATCACCATCACCGTCGATGTCCAGACGGTAGGCTTTAGCTGTACCCAGAGTAATACCGAGATTGGTAGCACCACCCGGATCACGGGGATGGTCTACATACCCACCCTCATGCTTGAGGACAGCTTTGAGAGAACGTTGAAAACGTTGATCGGGTGTGTCGGTCATTATTTTTTCCAGCTCGCAATAATTCTAGCAAGATCAGATGCAGAAGCCCCGCCCATATACATAAAGGCGAAAAAAGCTTGTGATCCAATTAAAGCTAAAGCAACATCTCTTAGCGGACCACTATCTGTTAATTTCCAGATAATACCAACTAAAAGTGCTGTGGTAGCAACCACATATCCAATGGTTACCCAACGTCGCCAGTGGAACGAAGGTTCGGGTAAAGGATTATCTGGATCAGGAACGGTCATTTAATTATGTCCACAAATGCTGATTTGATTGAAGCACCTACAGCACCTGCAAAGATGAATAGACCAAGAACGAATCCCCAGCCTTTATTCTTAATACCAATTAGAAGGGCTACATCTCCGCGTAATCCCTCATTTGGTTTTTCTCCGACCAAAGTCTTCAGATGAAGAAGCTCTGCTTCGATTCGCGCAAGAGCAGAAGCAATCGCTGCTTGGGCTGCTGAATCCGTCATAGTGTCACTCGAATAAGAATTTAACGGCAGAAAGAAGAGAACTAAACTCTTAGGGAATTACGTTTGACCAATCTACTTTAATTAGAAGAAGCCACGGTCAACAAACTTGTTTCCGTCGTCGCTTTCCTCAACTTCAACACCAGAGTTGATTTTAGCTTCGATGCATTCTTTTTCATATTGGTTCCACTTATCTCTAGCCATAGCTAGATTCTCAGCACCTCCAATACCTTCATAGGTAATTGCAGCGACACCAAGATATAAAGCATTTAATAAAGATTCAGGAATTTCTAATTGCTGATCAAGTTTGCTAACATCTGGGATAAACTGAGGCGTAGCTGCTTTATAGATAACCGAATAGACACCAGCAGGTAACGTACTGTCTATGGCAAATGACTTACCATCATCTCGTAAGAGGATACTCTTAAGAGAAGCTTTGTCGCCTAGATCATGCATACGACCTGTTGGGGTTTCTATCCCAAGAATACGACCAACATCACCTGTAAATGGCTCATCAGGATCAGACATGATCCATGCAGCGCCAACTGTTAAGGGATAGTATCGAATGTCATTCGTGACATTCACCTTAATAGTTTTCTCTTTGAGAACAAATTTAACAGCCATACGACGAAGTACAGCGTTAATCCGACCAACTACCTTCGGAACTTGATCAGGTGCAATTGTACCGTTGGCATGATTGCTTTCAGCCATGAAGGACAGTGTCTCATAAGACAGAGACTTCAGGAGAGTATCTAAGCTAATTTGCATGATCGGACCTTAGACGTATCGGCTAATAGGAAGATACTCGATCTCTTCCTCTTCTGGATGGAAGATACCGCCTCCACTTTCGTTGTGGTTCTTACTGTAATCTGCTGATGGTGCATAGGGCTTCAGGAAAGCCAACATTGAGATGGTATCAATGATGTCATCCTTACCCTTCAGACCATTAGATGTAGCAAGTCTGATCTGGGTCATCATTTTACCAACCATAACATGACCCGTCTTAAGCTCTTGAGGGAACCACATCCTCTGAGTCTTGAACCAAGGCACCACCATATTGAATCTGGTGAGCTTGTTTTGCATTGGTCGAATACCCGGAGCTCCACTCTTCTCTGAAGAAGCAAGGTTGAAGAAGGTATCCTGTCTCAACATTTCAGCTTGAATCCATTGGATGAACCCGCCTTGCTGACCTGTAACCTCAATACCTACAGACTGTGGCTTATAAATACGGACAAAGCGGAACAAAGCATCAATGGTTTTATCCATTGTTTGTCTTGCTGCAATTCCGTCTACCCAGAACCAGTTACCTGTAGCGTTATAAGCCCATACGGAAATGACACTGTCATCCGCTGATTGCTTATCAGAGGTAGCGAAGTCGGTAGTTATGTAGAAGTTATAGTTAGCTTTACGAGCTAACAGTTCATTTCTAGAATACCAAAGCAGTTCATGATCCTGAACTAATCTGTTTTCTTCAGATGAAATACGAAGCATGAGTTCTTGTTGGAAGGCTTCTACCTTTCCAGTGAGAACAGACATCTCGTATTGATCTTTAACGAAGTCAAAACTGAAGCGATCTTCCCACGCTCCTACAAACTCATGACGTTCACAAGGGAATCGTTCGCATACAGGCCAAACGTTTACGTCCCATGCACCAGACTGAACCGCTTCAATAAGAATGTCTTCTAAGTTGAAGGGTGTTCCATTGAACACGATCATACGTTTACGTGGATCAAGGGCATAGTCGATACCTTTGTAGACGGTATCCTTAATTGCATTCATGGAAGCCTTAGACTTAGCATCGTCATCTGACACTAAGTCATCAAGTACAGCAAGTGTCGGACGCTTTCCGAAAATCTTTGTACCACGAATACCCGTCTTTGCACCAAACATCTTAACACCGAGTCTATGTCCTCCTTTAGAGAGGAACTCAATGTACGCATCTGTGAACTTAACACCCTCAGAAGGGAGCCAATGCTGTAAGAACTCACTGTTCCAGTATCGGTACTCAATGTTCTTACGTGCCGACTTAACACCGTTATCCATTGAGTCAGACACATAGATCATGCCTGTAATATCACCGAAGCCGGGGATACCACCCATTACTGCGATGAATAAGGTGAGATACTCGAAGAATAGGGTGGTCTTAGCTGCACCCCGGAAGCACAGATTTGCGATGCGTCTATTTCCCGAGACCAATTTGTCGAGCATCTTAAGATGGATGACCGGGGTTTTATTTTGCTCGCCCTCTTTCCCGTTAACCAGTTTGATAAACTGTAGATACATTAATGCAAACTCTGACGGTACGTAGTTGTCAAAGTCACTATAATCTACTTCATCAAGCCACTCATCGAGTGTCTTCTTCTGAAGTTCCTGTTTAATCTGGTCAACAATGGGATTGGTCATTAGGGTTTCTCAGTCGCAGTTGCGTCAATGATAAGACCTTGTTCGGCAATAGTCTTAACATCAGCACCATTCTGAATCATTTCTTTCTGCTGACGCGCCATCTCTGCCATCATTTGCTTCATCTCAATCATGCCAGAAGATTCTTGAACACCTATGTTCAGATTAACTTCTTTAGCAACAGGAGCTGTCAGATGTTTTGCAAGGCTATCAGCAGCAGCCACACGATCTTTGTTTAGAGCTGTAGGGTCTAAAGCTACTTCAGCCAGAACACCAATAGCTTCGTGAAACTTACCTTGATGTAGTACCCACGCAGGAACAATAGATTGTTCCAGAATAGCGGTAACAAGCTGACCTTTATGGTATGCAGCTACAAAGGAGCTAATCTGCTTTGCATCCTTACCTGCCGCAACCATGTCACGATATCTGTCAGGAAAGGCATACTTATAGGCATCTTGGTTAGAATGTCCCAAGAGTTTATAAGTTACGTAAGCGACAGCGTTTAAGTAATCACCTGTCTTATACTTACCTCCAGTAAGAACTTTAGAATAAGTAATGAAGTTTCTTTCAAACTCTTCAGCAACATGTTGGTCAGCAACAATGTTGTTTAACTTATCTACGAATGCTGGAGTAACTGCTGTCTTTAAGTGAGCAGGTAATGCACTAACGACTTCTGTGTGTGTGAGAGCCACTGGAGGCAACCTCTTCTATTTGTATTTGAATCTAAGAGTAGTGACCGCCATACAAGACTTGTCTGCCTGTGAGATGGTTGGGCCGCTGTTCGTCTGGTCTTGGGTTCCCGGACGAGAACACGCTGAGGCGGGGAGAAGGGACTGGTCATCCCTGTTACTCCCCGCCTCCTTTGTTTTTAGAGCTCTCCCTCAAGCCTTGTCGGTTGGAAGATTGCCCGGTTCAGAGCCATGAAGCCCTGTTCCAGTTGGGTCGTGGCAATCGACAGCCATCTCTGGTCAACGCGGATCAGACCACCATCAGGGGCTTTCTCATTTCGCAGATCGTCGATTGTTCTGAGGATTTTTTCCTCGGTAATTTTATTGGCGTTAACGGTGCGAATGTAGACATCACCCTGAGGGCGATATCCTGCGACGGGAAGGCCAGCGTGTTCTTCATCAGACATTTGCAAGGTGCTCCTTTTTTTGGCTTGCCCTTTGGTCTCTAGGTCTGTTTAAGGCGCGTGTCCACAGGATGTGACGAGGGCCACTCTCTCTAATTTACTAGAGAAGAGAAACGGGGGAAGTGTGTCTTGTGTGTCTATACTATATATAACTATGATTGAAGTTTGTGCTAGACAAGAAAGACAAGCTGTATCAACAATCAGTCTCCAATAACGGAGAGAGCTCATGCTCAAAGATGTCGGTGTTTTCGTAACAGCGTTGACTTTATCGTTGATTCCTTTTTCCCGGTTGGTTCCAGCCACCGTGAATTCAGGTCAGACCCAAGCAACACACCGTCATTGGTTCAGGAAGAAGAACGTACTTTGGTTCAATGGTTATCCCGGCTGGCCGAAACTCCCTTTGGTCCAGCGTCTACGGGCTTCGCCCTCCGACTTGGACCCGGTCGTTCCGTCTCAGCCTGAAGAGGAGGAAGAAGGTGAAGATTCTGATGAAGATCGAAAGCCTTTGAGATCGAAAGTTAATTGACCAATCTAAAAAGATAGGTCAGAAGAATCGCCTCGCACTCTATGAGGGTGTGCGGGGGGATAAGGAGTTGAGGGAACAGGCGCTGTTGTAGGGCAATGAGCGACTGTTCCCTCCTCCAAAGAATTAAAGTCTATTGCGAGCTTGGCGGAACTGGTAGACGCACCAGACTTAAAATCTGTTATCGTAATGGTGTAAGGGTTCGAGTCCCTTAGCTCGCACCAAAAGATCGGAGAGCCAGTCCTCCTCCTGTCAATTTGTTGGTTTAACGCAGGAAATCAAAGTAATGTTATTGTCTAACTTGTGATAGTTAGATCAAATCGTTGTGCTCTTCCGATGGGTGTACGCGGGAAACGTCAAGTAACATTAAACCAACACTTCTGTATTTGGTCACATAGCTCAGCTGGATAGAGCATCTGCCTTCTAAGCAGAGGGTCTCAGGTTCGAGTCCTGATGTGATCGCCATTATTGCTGTCTTAGCTCAGTTGGTAGAGCGCCAGTTTTGTAAACTGGGTGTCGTGGGTTCGATCCCTACAGACAGCACCACTATTCGACACCATGCTTGCATGGAGTTCGGATCGGCAGGAAGGTGCCGGGAGAATAAGACCCTCCAACCTTCGAGAGGCCCTAGATCATTAGCTGAGAACTGCTTAGGTCTGGGGCCTCTTTAGTGAAGAGCTACAAGAGTTTTCATTCAAACGCACTCCGGGAAGGGGCGTCTTTTGTAGTTCTTTATAGAAGAGTAGCTCAATGGTTAGAGCCCCACGCTCATAACGTGGAGGTTATAGGTTCAAGTCCTATCTCTTCTACCATATTGAATAGAGAGAGTTATTAAGTAGCTTATGGATATATGACAGCGGCATACGAAGACTACTGGCCTAAGGCTGGCTTCAGCAATGCGATCTGAGCTCCATCTGTCGAAAACAATACTCTTCTATGAAGAAACCCCAGTGAAAACTGGGGTTTCTTTTATTGGATGTGGCCCTCACTGGCCCGACATCAATTGAAAGTAGGGGAGACAGTGTTCCAAGTGAGTCGTTCACTGGTATCCTACAATTGAGCAAAGACCCCGACATAGGGAGCAGGAGTACGTGTTACCCTGTTTATGTCGGGGTCTTTTTGTTTGGAAGATTATCAGGTGGTTCCTGATAAAGGCCCCGTCTAACTGACAGACGAGAACGTCTAGTGTGCCAAGTGGGTGAAGCACTGAAACAGAGCCCAACGACATGCGACATCGAAAAGGTCTGCGCCCTTGGCACCGGGGATGATACGGTGCTCTGGCCTGAGACGAGGCCGAGCCAGCTGTCAACCGCAGCAGTCCAAACCAGCTTAGCGGCTGGACGAGAGACCCCCAAGGCTCAGCCCGACAAGGACTGAAGCAGGGGGTCTCTTTTTATGGTCTGTGACCGAGAGCCCAGTTGCCTCGTCAGGACATTACATAAACCCCCAACCAACTAAGTAAGGGACGAGGCAACTTATGGGCCAATATAACCACGCATTCACAGTAGCTTTCTCCGTACTTAGCAATAATCCCAAAGGAGAGGATGTAACTCCTGAGATGTTTAAGGCTGCGCTTACCAAGCGTATGAAAGACTTAGACGAACATGATGAGTGGGAAGAAGCCGTAGGCGGACCATTCGATAGCTACTTTGATGAAGACTCCCCATGCGTCTGAGTGCAGGAAGTATCAAAGGGAACCATCAACTTAAGCAGTCCAAACCTAGAGAAGGTAGCAAACTTAGGGGATATTATGACCGCTTGGTTCAAGGCGAAGCCATTAACTTCCCTGGTTTAAAGGAGACAAACCGTAAGGGAATAATTAGACAATTAAGGGATTATGATCTTGAAATCATTACTATACGTGATCCTGCATCAACTAGCAGGACAAGACCCACTGTCCTCTACAAGTGCATTGGAATCTGGGCTGGAGATACTCTTCAGTCTATCGAAGATGTTGAAGTAGCACTCGATAACACTCTTAATAAAGAGAGCTAATATGAGCATAGTATCCGTAACTTGCAGTAACTGTGAGGGTAAAGGGATGATTACTCCTGAGGGAGGAGAAACCCATATGCTCTTTTTATCCAAGATCACATGCAATGAATGTGATGGTGCTGGTTCACAGTTAGTATCTACTAACTTCATTACACCCTACAACATCAGCGTAGATGTAGCTGGAACCAATGATGATGAATCTTGGGCATTAGTATGGAAGAGACACGATGATAATACCATCCAAGTCTTAGACTTCAGTAGAGTAGAGCAATTCGATACTGAGAACCCAGCGTATGTACAGCGAACAGTGTTCGGTCAAAGTGGTAGATGGGATTAATATATTTTATATTTTAGATAGGGGTGAAAGGGGAAAGAGTTTCATATTATATGAAAACATTAGGGTAAAGTTGATAGTTATGTTCTGGTTTAGGGGTATGGGTACATAACACCCATAACACAAATGTACCCCCCCATACATGATAACACCTATAACACACACCACCCCACCTATTTACCACGACACTTCGTGTCTACTGGGACTAATCCCTTGATCAAGGACACACACCATGGCTCTCATGACCATCTCTCGTGCCATCTCCACTGGCATCACCAACAATGTCGCCATCGCTGAGCTCAAACACAAAGCAAAGCTCGCTGACATCAAGCTCCAACTGGGCGTTGCCTCCAAACTCCGTGTGCAAGAGCACAACGAGAAGCTCACCAATGCCCAAACTGCCCACTCCATGTGGCACGCAGGCCTCTCACCTGCTCAAGTACAGCTCTACAACTCCAACAAGGAGTTCCTCGAAGCCATCATCGCTGAGGATTCCACCGCAACCTGACCTCAAGCCCTCAGCCTCCGGGCTGGGGGCCAAGGACTACAACCGATAGAGTGTGAGACCCTACTCTCACCCTTAATCTGTCCTTAAAACATCAATCCGTGTTCATTGGAGCCTACTATGGACTTGATCATCGCTTGCTTCACTGAAGCACACCACAATCCATTCGCTCTATTCCTCGCAACAGGCATCACTCTTGCCTGTGTAGGCTACATTTTCATCGCAGTTCAGGCATTCTGCCGTTCTGCCCTCTTCAGAAGGAAATAGACCCATGCTCTCTCGTGCCCTCGGCATCATCGTATGCATCTGCATCATTGCTCTAGGCGTAGCCTTCATCGGAGCATCTTCCACCTCCAACATGGCACCCACGATCTCTGGTACAGCCATGATCTTCATGGGCTTCGTCGTACTCACTGTCATCGTGATCAGCACGTTTGAACACGTTGCCGATGTACTTATTCATCAAGATGAGAGCATTGCTGACATCGATCCCTTTCAGGATGACCTCGATACTCCTGTTCCAAGTAAAGAGAACAGAGCGTCAATCCCTTGGATGACGCCTGAACTCTGGGGCATGATTGATGCGTGCAACACTCCTGATCCTCACCTGATTCATCCTGACGATCTCAAGCGTCAAAGTATCTATCAAGCTGACTATGCCGAGCTTGAAGCTTGCATCTCTGCCTCCATTAATCACCTCAACATCAAGGTCTGAACCACCATGAAGACTTGGAACAAGTACGACACAGCAGCTCTGCTGATCGCCTTCATCGGTCTCCAGCTCATCGGCTGGCACCACATCATCACTGGCTGAGCCATGCGGTTCATCAAGTGCAAACGCTGCTCTCAACACGCCTGTGTAGCCAGTGGCACTCTTCACCTATGCGGTGACCACTGGCGTGACCATCAGGCCCAAGAGCAAGCTCAAGACCAACTGTCCATCAGACTTCAACGCCTCGAAGAGGCTGAGACTGTGGACGATCTCAAACCCCTCATTCGTGAACTCATAGAAGAGCTTCACAGCAAGGACTGAACACCATGCTCGTCACCATCATCTCCATCATCGAATGGGCCAAGCTCATTATTGGCCTCATACTGATGCCCATCGGTCTGTTTCTCGTCATTCGTCCCTTCTACCATTGGGTTAGATCGAGACAACCTACCGCTGAACAGTGCTATGGCGCTGCCTGTGAGTGCATCATTGGCTTGATCATCCTGATCGTAGCCTTCTTCATCGCTGGCTGGTAACAGCCTCGATGCCAAGGGGGAGATACAGTTCTAGCACGCGCTATGATGAACTGGTCTCCCCTGAAGCACCACCCAACCATCAATCCTGAACCAGAAGGACTGAATCAATGACACATGCTCAAACCATCCACTCACCTTATGGGGTGAGAGCAACATCTGTTGCTGAACCTCTCGTTCTCGACCGTAAGGCTGATCTGATGCCTTTTGAACGAGTTCAAGTTGAGCGTCTCATTGCTCAACTGGACGGTTCTCCTGCTCGTGTTCGTACTGCTGTGCTCCAACACATCAGGAAGAACCACAGAACTTACCGTTAATTACGGCACTTCGTGCCGATTGAGTGATATCTCAGGAGGTTGTTATGAACTAGCTGCTGTAATGGCAGCACGTAGCATCTTATCCTGTTCGAGGCAGGATACCCTTGATGGGCTTCGGTCCATCAAGGCTTCCTTCACTGCTCAGCCGAGCAGAGTGTGTATACCAAAGAGTCGATAAGCCTTAGTGAAGCGGGAATACTTCACCATTGTAAGCGACAGCCTCATACCCGTGAGGAATGACTAATGCGCTGTTTGTGTCCACAGAGGTGTGGGAAAATTCGCAAATATCATGAGGTCACGCACTCTGTTCGGCTGAACAGTGACCCTACTCTCTGTTCAAAGGCGACACTTCGTGTCGTCTGGGCGATTTTGCCCTTATCTTACTTTGGAGACTACCATGTCCTCTACCCCGCGTTCGACCTTCGATCCCGCTGTCATCGCTGCTTCGATGAATGCTCTGGCTAACGTTGGAGCCAATGGCGCCAACAATGTGGTTCCGATTCGTGATCGTGCCACCATCTACCTGAACATCGGCACCCTGCGTGACGGTGTTGATCCGCAGTCGGAAGACTTCAACCCGGCCACTGACCTCGTCAATCTGCCCCAGATGACGGGTCTGGACAACATGAACCCGGACACCCGTAAGGCCGGCACTGTCGAGTTCGCCAACAAGCAGGCCGAATCGAACGAGTTCCTGGAGGACTTGAAGCTGGAGGCTCTGTCCAAGATGGAGCCGGGTGAAACCCGTGTCCTGCCGCTCTACGTCACCATCTATCGCAAGAAGGATGATGTCGTGGCTACTCCTCCGGCTAACCGCCAGAAGAAGTCGTTCATCGGTTAATACCCGAGGCCCTCGCCACCTAACGGTGGTCT